CTATTTTTTTATCGCTGCTAGTTCCTATGCTTTTTATAATCTCTATAGATTTATCTACAACTTCCTTTGTCCAATCAGAATAGCTAGGATCGAATCCTATTACATATAACCATTGTATATAATCTGATGTTCCGTCATATTTTTGAACTATTCTTCTAGCTATTTCTAAAACTTGCCCACTCCTTGTCTTTGGAAAATTTGGAAATTGTGAGAAAAATATTGAATATGTAAAATCAGGTATACTTGCCCCGTTTAACTCTGCCCATGCTAAAAATTCAAGATCAAATTTATCCAGATACTCCTCAATATCAATGAGCGGAATTGGCTCTTTTAGATCCTCATATTTAGGATCTTTTAATTTCTTCTCTAATGTAGGTGATTTTTCGCTCTCAAGCAATTTAAAAGCTTTCGAAAATGCAGTCTTTAATAATTCTGAATTCCCCTTCCGGTGTAAGTTACCAAACGGTGTTTGTGCCTTATTGTTTACAGCTAAAACATATTGATCCGCAAGATATGTTGCAAAATCATCGACATCCTTTCCTGCAGGATCATAAGGTCCCTGAATCGATTGTCCAGAAAGCTTATTAGAAACATTAGTTATAAAAGAACTCCAATTTGCTGGCATCGTTATTTGGTTTTAGATACTTGACTTAAATGCTTAGGATCTGTCATAGGTACAATAGGTACACCAGAAGGTCCTACCCCAGTTGGGTGTGTATGGGCATTAAAGAAAGTTAGAAAGGTGCTTCCTAAAACTAGTTTCTCTATAGCGGCTTCCCCCAGCTCTATATTTTGAGATTTTACAATCACTTTTTGCTTTGCCCCTTGTTTTTCCATTCTAACCTCGTCATCATTCAACTTTAAAACTATCCTAAGTTTCTCCTTATCCGTTCCAGCATTTTGTGTATCAAGTTGAATAGTTGCATCACCGAGTTGAAAAACAAGACCTTTTTTTCTTGTGTATATCATCTTCAGAGTTCCTGGTTGAGCCTCCGAGTCATAAATTAAAGCATGTGTACCCTCATATGAATTATCCTCCTTGAGTTCTGTCATAAGATCCTTAGAAATCTCCTTAATATACTGATAGCTTATCTTGTAATAATTATTATCCTCAAAATGAACTGCTACGACAGAGCCTACTCTAGGTATGCTTATGTTGCCTCCGCCGAAATCTCCGCCAAAAGATAAACCTGCAATCTGTTCTGCCCAGGGCAAATCATCAGAAGGAATACCGTCAAATATACCAAAAACTTCTATTTTTGCTCTTCCTTGGTAAAGTGGATCTTCAATATCAACCACCTTACCAAGGTATGTTTTTTCACTTGGCATAATTATTCAAATTTTTCAGGACTAGGATTCATCCCACCTGTGCTAATATTATACTTATCTTTCGATTTTAAATTTCCCATATCTAAAGGGTTTTCGACTATAAAATCTCCGCTCGTGTTCGGATAGGCTTTTCCTATATCTCCCCTTGATTTTCTACTCTCCGTTTCAGATTTTTGGTAAACTGCATTAGGCTTTGTAGTGAATGTGTTTACTGCATCTCTAAGTTCCCCATTAGAAGCAATTTTTTGTGTTTGTGCATAAACAGGTCCTGCTTCTATAGTTGTTTGATTTGAATTTTTTACAGCATCAGGATAAACCTTTTGTTCAGTGAGTGGTATTGGATTTTGATTAGGTGGATATACATCGTCTGATATTTGGGGATAAACTCTATCAGGTACACCTAGATCAGATCCAGGAACGTTGGAATAAGCATCACCTCCTGGATTAGTATAAACCCTATCGGGTACACCTAGGTCAGATCCGGGAACGTTGGAATAAGCATCACCTACTGGATTAGTGTAAACCCTATCGGGTACACCTAGAGCAGTTCCTGGTACATCACTATAAACGTCTCCACCTGGATTAGTGTAAACCCTATCGGGAACACCTAGAGCAGTTCCTGGTACATCACTATAAACGTCTCCACCAGGATTAGTATAAACCCTATCTGGTACACCTAAGTCTGTTCCAGGTACGCTAGTGTACGCGTCCCCGCCAGGTGCGGGATATACCCTATCGGGGACTCCTAAGTCTGCTCCAGGCACAGTAGCATAGACGTCACCAGTGGGAACAGGATATACCCTATCAGGAACACCTAAATCAGTCCCAGGCACAGTAGCATAGACGTCACCCGTGGGAACAGGATATACCCTTCCTGGTACACCCAAATCTGTACCAGGTACTTCGTTGTAAGCATCACCCACTGGTGCGGTATAAACTCTATCAGGAACTCCTAAATCAGGTCCGGGTACACTCGTGTATGAGTCTCCCCCGGGTGCAGGGTAAACCCTACCTTGAATACCAGATACGCTGCTAACACCTAAATCTTGACCCGGTACTTTACCATATACGTCATCTGATACTTTTTTATAAACTCTCTGTGGCGGACCACCTAAACCTGCTGTTTGTGGATTAGGTAGCTCTGTCTTTTTGAATCCAGCATTAACATTACCTAGTTGATCCAAGAATTGCTGAGCACTGTTAAATGATAAATTACCTAATACCTGGGAAGGATTCAAGCTATATATGTTACCAAGGGCTAGTGAGTCTAAGCCAGCAACATTAGGTTTTATGAAGCTTGCAACTCCTTCGTTAATAAGATCATTTAGTGAATTACTTAAAAAGTTAGTTAATAGCTCACCCCCCATAGAAAGAATATCACTACCTAAATTACTAGGATTTCTCTGAACCGATGATCTAGCTCCGTCCCAACTATCACCAAGAATCATCGGCTTACCGTCTTGTCTGATATTTGGATATTGGTTTCTCATTCTGACCCTACCTACTATAATTCTGAATTTCTGTCCTACTGGTGTTGCTATGTCTGAACCCGCACTGATCTCAGTTGGAATTGCTGTGCTCTCGCTGAAATCGAATTCACAATTTCTGCACTCAAAAACTATAACCGGCTTTATGCCCGATTGATCTTGTTGATTTCTAAACATAGACAAATCATTATCTACTCCACCCCTATCTAGGACATTACCTACAAACGAATTAAATCCGCTTGCAGGATTTGTGTCTGATGATCCCCCGTTATTTTCGCTATTCTGTTCACCCGCAACATCTCCTATGTTTGTCCCTGGGTTATTGCCGGATCCAAGCATCGATGTTAAATTGTCTATCGTAGTTAAAGCAGCAGAAGATCCTATAAGTCTAGATGTCTTGAAAAAATTACGTATTTCAGAAACGAAAATATACATAGTAAATTTTCTAAGGTTTCTTGGAACTAACTCTCTCATATTATCATAGTCAAAAGTTGCCTGATTATATAGATCTGCAAGAGCACTCATTCTCAAATTTAGAGACTCCAATGTGGTAAACTCTAAAGCCTTACTTGCAGTTCTTTGTGAGTTAAATTCACTACCAGACTCAGCAGCAAATCCCTTTCTTGATACCAAAGATAATTGATCTAATCCTGATATTGTCTGTAAAAACCAAGGTGAATTATTAAGTAAGTCAGTTAAACTATTTTTAAACTGTATAAGCATATCTGATCTTTTTCCTCCCCTAGGAAATTGTGCCTCCCTTTCTCTTAGATATGATGTTGCAGAATAAAAATTGATAGCTCCATTTGGTGTAGTCCTGTAGGAATACTGCGGTTGGCCGAAAGGATTATCTGAGCTAAATCCACTAGGAATATATGATGTTTCTCTAAAAAGAGGACTGGGAGGAAGACCGTCGTCATCTCTTATTGGGAGTGTACCGAAATCTATCACTATTTTAAATCCAAGATATGTTGGATCCTCGTACTTTCCTTGTTTGGATAGCTTAAAGCCTTTTAAAAATAGACTCCTTAATTTATCTGTTGCTCCTAGTGACATTAATAGATTTAATTTTTATATTTATCTTATTTTTTAAACTTCATTTTTAAGAATAGAAATAGGGAATGCCTTAGGAGCAGCTCCCGAAGAGTTAGCTTTCCATGTTCTTTTAGCTAATACTAAATGTTGCTTCATTCCCGCACTTCCTCTGTTCCAATATATTGACATAGAGAAAACGACATAATTACCAGACAAAAACTCATCTTTAGTTGGGCTCATTGAGGTATTATTTTCTTTATTAGGTAGATCTCCAACATTCTGTTGTCTTATGCCTCCGCTCGAAACGTAAATAGCTACAGGGATAACCTGACCCCTATAGATTCCAGGAAAGAAATCAGTAAGCTCCACTTCTAGTGTTAGCTTTGTGCAATCGTTTATATTTATAAGATTCTGATATTTAGCATGAAGGTAATTCTTATGAACACCACCATTATCAGAAACCTGGGTATTTAATACTCCAAGCCATTCTCTTCTTTTTTCTTCCTTGTATTCATTTCCTCTGGCTCTACCTTTTTGTAGAATAGCTCCTACACCAACATGCTCAGCTGTAATTGACTCTATTGGATAGCTAACATATTTTTGACCAGGATCATCATTTTCTGTATTTTCGTCATAGAATCCTATGTCGGTAATATAACCACTCCGATTTACATTATTACCTGCCCTAGAGGTTAAGGTATATCCATTTATAAAATAAGGCACTAAGCCAAATCCTACCCTATTAGTTATAACCAAAGGTACAGTTTGAGCTGTTGGTGCGGTTCCCTCCGGAAGAGCAGCATCTATTTTATTACCCGCCGAGGTATATCCAGGTAAAATCCTAGCCTCTGCTTTAGGATCTTTATCAAATGCAAATTGAGATCCAAGGTTAACAAAATTAAGATTATAATAAGGATCTATCCAGCAATCATAAAAGCTAGTATCGTCGTCTTTATAAGATCTAAGTGAAACCTCCTGTATGAAATCATAATAAGAATAATTTGGACATATCCAAGTCATTTTATCCGCTAGCGATTTATCATTAGAAGAAAATCCCAGATTCAAATCTTGCGAGACCTCAAGCAGAGTATCGTGTGAATTTAAACTACTGAATGATTTTATTCGGTTTGTGTAAATTCCGGGTATTCTGCATTCTGCAACTATATTAAATCTTAAATTAATACCCTTCCCCTCAGGATCACTTCCAGATTCAGAGTATTTACTCGATACATCACTAGCAACATTTAGTATATTAAAATCCATTCTTATTGGCTTATAGTAATCACCAGGTGCTCTCATGTAGAGAGAAACTATGTCTCCATCTTTAGGGTAATTCACTGATATAAATATGCTTTCAGCTGCAATAAAAGAAAATCTGATGACTGGCATAAACCCACCAAGATCCATGTCAAATTTAGTAAGATATAGCGAAATATTATAACCGTTAATCGAAATAAACGGCACATTTAATCCAGTAGATTTTTCTGCAGTTTCCCCTGAACTTCTTAATGAATTAACATCACTAGCTCCGTTAGCAAGGTCAGTCTGAACTAGCTCGTCCAGCTTCATGTTGTTTAGTGCTGAACTAGATATAATTATAGAATCTCTTTCCATTTATCTTTAGCTTGTCTGCGGTCTATTGAATCCTCCTCCGCCAGCATTCGGAGCGAATACAAAGAATCCTTTTTCCTTTAATATTGTCTTTTCCCCTGGTTGTAATACATTAGGTGGAAGATTAAGCTCGGGCTTATTTTTTATTTTATCCTGTAAAAATTTCTTTCTGCCGTCACTCACTTTAAATTTTTTCTGCTCCTGATTTTTCTTGAATACGTTATTAGGATTTGTATTTGTATTAGAAGTAACCTGCTGATTCTGTATTTTCTTAACCCTAAAAGTTTCCTTTACCGTACTGGCATCAGGGATTGCTAAAGCCATACCCTCCTTTAAAGCAAAGGGATTACCTATTGCATTAAACTTTAATAGCGACCCAACCATACCGGGATCTCCCAGTTTAATAGCTGCTATTAGATCTGGTCTCATTTGATAATACTCGGTAACAATAAAGAAAGAAGCTATCGATACAGGTAAGTTTTTATATGTTATAGAAGCTTTAGTTAAATCCCATATACCATAGGTTCCCGTTGTATTCAAATCAGTTTGAGGATTGAATACTGATTTATTCTGGGTGATGGTGTCTATTATTAATGCCATTTTATATTAATTAATTTCCTTCCGGACCTAAAGTATCAGGTAAATTGTCAATCTGGCTATTCCATAAGCCGGTCGATAATGCTTGATCCGGGGTATCCTCGCTAAGTACGTTTCCTGCTACATCAGCAAATGCACCAAAGCTTTGTAAGTTAGCAGATGTTTTTTGAGTGCTATGATAAAGTCTTCCGTCCCCTCTATTGAATATGCTTTCAATCTCACCCCTTTCCCTGCTTCTTGCGTGTTTGAGTGTGAATGTTGCTTTCATAGTAGTTGGAAAATCATCAGGTCCTAGCGTGTCACCAAATCCAATAGTAACACCCTCGCATATTAAATTTCCAATCATTGCAATAGGATTACATGGATTGCCTATAACTACATGCCATTCTCCTATTGGTGCTCCTGTTAAAAAGCTTAAAGGTGCTTGGTACTTCTCTATAAATTCACCAGTCATAGCTGTTTTCAAGAATCTAGAAGCATCGTCGCCTAAAGCATTTGTTATTTCTGCTAGTGTATCTGATATATTATTTCCTGAATTTTTACCCAATCTTGTATAGATCTCTTTTATCTTAGCAATCGATGCCTCGTCGGTTCCCCCTTGGTCTCCACCTACAGTTTCTGGTGTCTCCGATGAATCGCTACCCCCTGTGACGTTAGCTATCTTGGATCCATAGGTAAGTAACCATCCCATAGGATCTTTATAGTATTCTTGAAGCCCCTCATCTCCACCAGGAAATCCTATGGCAGGAAAGTTGCTGTTATATCTAATATCCGGAGTTAAAAAATTACCATAATTTGTACCGATCGATAAAAGATTACCCATTAAATCCAAAAAAGCAGCTTTACTATTAACCTCACCTATAGAACTTAATTCATATTCAAATATTAGGCTTAATCCATCCCACGTAAAACTAAGACCTGTACCTCTGGTATACCCATCGGTAACAACATCAACAGGGGTCCAGATATATTCCCCCATTATACCAGCTCTTTCCTTAGCAAGATCTCTTAGCCCCTTAGCTCTTATACCCTTAGATATTGTTTCATCCTCGTCAGTTGCAATCATGATTCCTTCAGAAAGAGCTGCAGTCGCATCAAAAGCATTACCCATGTCTTCAGATATTTTCTGCATAGCGCCGCCAAAAAATTTAATTGGGCCGTCTTGGAAAAATCCTTTCGAAAAAGCTTCCTGTGTTAATACAGCACCTTGGGAACTGGGGTTCCATGCTATGCCTGTACTAAATGTAATAAGCTCGGTTAGAGCATTTCCCGTATTACCTCCAAACCAGGTAACTGCCTGTGCAACAGGTCTTCCTGCTCCCCCTGCATGATATGATTCGCTGCTTTTAATACTATTCTTTTCGCCAGGTACAGAAAGATTATCCAAAACTGGTGTGGGAAATCTTCTCAGGGTTATCATATAGTTATTCGGGATAGTACCGTAGTATTTACAGTACAAGAAGTCTTTCCAGTAGTAAGGTGCAGAAAGTCCGCCTATTATTGATCCCTCAACGCTACCAAGAAGACCACTTAATATTCCAGTGTTCACGTCGGCTACTGATTCGAATGTTGCAGTTTCTCTAACAAGAAAACCCGCTGTTGGATTTTTAGATTGTATTGAAGATACCCTAGTGTTATAGTCGGAAGATTCTGATCTGTAATAAGCATCAATGAAATCGTTTCCCCCGCTTCCTAGAGAATAAAAAAGATATTGCCCATATTTTCCAGGATTCCTCTTAGAAGCCTCGTAGAATAAACTCCTGGCAGTTGGACCCTTATATGGATTATTAGAACCTAGATTGCTTGCTTCCGATATAATATCATTAGCAGTACCCTGAAGCGTTGCTTCATAGAGTAAACCAATCTTTTGCTTATCTGCTGGCATTTTTAGCTATCACTATTTTTTTACAAATTGTGGATAGCATAATCTATTGTTTCTGGGAATTCCTCAAGAAACTCCTCCAAATTTGATTTAAAGTCAGGAGGCATGTTTCTATAGCAAACAAGTATACTATCACACTTGTTACTATATATTCCTTGAGTTATTTTATTACGAATTGAATGATTTAGTATAAATTCTGATTCTGGATTTAGATTAATCGTCTCATACCCAAGATCCCTTATTATTTTGGTTATGTCTATAACATAGAAATCGCAAGAAAAATTTGATCTTTTCCTTGCTTCTTTTGGAGAGTTCTTGGAGATATAAAAATTAACATTAGTTCCTTTATCCATTATTAACTATTTTCTATTTTGTCCCAATCTTTGCTTAATAGCATCGAATGAAAGCTATCATATTCGTTGGATTCGTTTCGGTAGGTAAATATTTCGTTATCTACAATGCTATTAGGTGTTTCTTTCTTCTGATTGATTATCTGTTGATTCTTCATATCCTGTAAATTTTGTCTATGAATCTCGTTTCCTGCCTCTATGCTGGAAAAATGTGAAAATTGTTTATTTGGCTTAAGTAAACCAAACTGTCTGAGTAGCTTTCTTCTCTCTCTTCTATTTTCCATTTATAATTTATTTATTTTAGATATCTACGCTAAATCCTTTTGATTTACCAAAAGTTGAATCGTCTCTATTATAAAGATCCATGCCAACTACAAACTTAAAAAGTTTTAAAAATATTGCAGGGACAAATACGTCTTTTGCTTTAACCACGTAGTTAGCAGGAATGAAAATGAACTCTGATAATCTTTCCGATTCTGTCCCATCTGTCGTAGGAGTACCCCTTTCTATTCCAGTGACATCAACACCAAAGCAAGGATGCTCCGCATCCACCATTTTAGAGGCCGTTACCGTGCCTAAAAAGTGCCACTTAGTGTTATCATCAATATCAAATCCTGACTCTTCTTTTAGCTCTCTTTTAGCTGTTTCTAGGAAGTCCGGATCTTCGTCTTCTGCGGTACCTGATATTAGGCTAATCGAATATCCACCTTCCCTAAAAGGATTTTTTTCTTTAAGAACTCCTAGCATTAAGGGTAGTCCTTGATCGTCAGTAATAAAAGGTAAAATCACTACAGATTCTACTGTTGATCTTATTCCTATTTTACCGTCTATCTCAACAACATCGAATCTTGGGGTTGTTAAAAGTATTTTTTCCTCAGGGTTATTCATTGTCAGTTTCTTTATTATTTGTTACTAATGTTCTTTTATCTGATGCTCCAGGAGAAGGAGATTTAGATTTTTCCACCTTTTCGTAATAAGACTTTTTAATAGAATCAGCCAGAGAAGCTTTAATATCCTCTATATCTACTCCATCTAAAACAAAGTCTATAATTTCTCTTTCCGCATCTTCAAAAGAACCTGATAAAACTGTATAAAGATCCTTAGGAGGAAGATTCAATTTTATTTTAATTGAAACATCAACCATGTTCTTTTTCTGTTTCTTCAGTAGCTTATATATCGGAGAATCGTTTTGTGAGATTTTAGAATCTTCGTATATGATGGATGTAACCGTTGTCTGCTCATTCGGTCTCGTATGAATCTGCTGATTATTAACGGGAATGACCTGTGCAAGTTGTGCGGGTAGCATAATCACATACTCATTAAGAAGCTCTGAATTTATTCTTTTCCCGCTCTGAAATTCTATAAATGAAATATCTCCATTTAATACGATGTCCTTGTATTTTTCATCGATTCCAATGTCATCCCCTTTGATCCACTGGTAATCAAATGAGCTATAATGTGAGCGAGCATCATTTATTGTTTGTTCACTTATTTCCATTTTTTTCTTTTTTTTATTCCCCTTATTAAATAATGAAGATAATATCCCCATAGCTTTACTTTTTATCAGATTTTTTAGTAATTGTTTCTAAAGTACTTTGGTTATATAATTCACCGAGGGATCTTATGTTGCTATAAAGATCTCCGGTGGTTATCCAGGAGGACTCACCTTTTTTACTTTTTCTCTTATCATATTTCCAGACCTCTATTATATTATCTAGATCCTTATCTGGATGCCGGGAATACTCTACCGCAGAATACCCTGGAATCTTACTTAAAGTAAGTCTTTCCCCATAGGGTAAAACAAAATTCTCATCTATCTCCATACCTAATTGTAGAAATCAGAAGAGTCTTTGTTTCGGTTTACGTATTTATTCTTCTGGCATTTTTGCAGAGATCTCTTCAACTTTTCTTTTGTCGATGAATTCGGAAAGTAATGAAGCTATATTTTTTAGCATCTCTCTGTCTTGAGATCCTGAATCTACGGATCTTTTATAGTGGTTAAGTAAAGACTCCTCATCAGAATTGCTCTGTATATCCATTGCTCTCCTAGTTAAATATTTAATATAAGGATCTGGATTTTTTACATCGCTAAAACCACAGGGAACTGTAATTATGCCCATATCTTGAATTTTAAAAGAGGTTTTTTTATTTAGAGAATCGTTGTTTATATAAACACAAGGATGATGATCGCTAGAATTTAGATATATTTTAAATTCAGATAAAAGATCATCTTTAGATCTCTTTGATATCTCGATAAGCATTCCATTATCTAGTGTAGCATCCCAAATATAATCACCGCAGGATTCAAATGATTCTATGGAACCAGGTATACCTATCAGATCCATAAGCAATTCTACATCGTCTTGTGCATTTTGTTTTATTCTATCTTGTCCTGTGGTTTTTGAATGTTCTAAGTGATTTGCAAATTCCTCGATAAAGTCATCCATTCTTGATTTGTTATCTTCTTTTGATATCCACTTCTTATTCGGATCTAAGTCTAATTCTATTATAGCACCATCAGCATCTTTTTTAAATGAAATTGCGTCATTGGGTATCCAAACGTGATCAGATTCTTTGCCATCTGAATCGACATAGCATATAGCTATAGATGTTCCATTTTTCTTAGGAATTATTATTTTATCTGAGGGTACTTCCTTTTCTCCAGCTGTTAAATCAATTGCGGATATAATATAACCACCGTCCCACGAATCTTTAATCCCCGGGATCTGGTAAGATTGACCCTCGTTAATTTTATTCTTCTGAAAATCTTTAAATCCTAATACCATATTATTATACGTTATCGTTTCCAAAAGAAACCGTGATTTTAAAATTCTTTGGATCCGTAGATTTATTCATATCAATGGATAAATTACTGGGATAAGTAGGCATTACACTAGCAAGCTTTTCCACATTAAGTTGGCTATAATCTATTGTTTTGCCCGGTATCAAATCTATATCAAATTGTTTATGCTCGTTCGGATAATCATCCACGCTAAACTCTAGCTCTATTAGATCGATATTAAATACGAAATCATCAATACCTGATTTTTTAATTATCAGATCAATGCTATATTCAATAAAAGCTTTAGAATCGTCAATGTCGCTATATTCCTCTGGTCTGTTAAAAAGATCGATTTCAATATATTTTAGTTCCGTGCCAAATGAGTAATCACCTCTAGAACTACCCTTCTTAGAAGAGCTAAATGCAGAATAGTCGTAAATTCTTCCCACTTTTGTTAGATTTTTCTTCTATATATCCAATTTACTATTTTTAATAGCAGGAATATATAATTAAGTATACTAACTAAATAATAAGGGTATGTCAAAGAGCATAAGTCCTATATGGTTCCTTAGAGAGCCTATAGATCCGGAGCACAAAGAGTATGTGCTATTAGATTACTTAAAAGAAACGAGTAAGGGGTTAAACAAGGAAAATTGTTACCCTATAATGAAAGAAATATCACGGATTGTAAAAATACTAAACGAATTTAGAAAGGATAAGATAATTAGTGAATCAGTCAAGAAGTCTCTAGGAAAAGAGGACAGAGAATATATCAATTCTTTTGTCCTTATTAATCTTCTACCAGAGCAAAGGGAAACACTAAATATTATAATAGAAGACTCACTGGATACATTATATGATTATTCGGAGATATGTCTGGACATTTTAAAAGAAGAAGAATCTAAAATAAAAATATTTAGAATTCAATCAAAATTTGATGACGCGGATAATCTAGTAAATTCAGGGATAGTTATTATCAGAAATATGGTAACAGATAAACTACTTAATTATTTCTTTAAATCAAACGTTAGAATGGAAACGCCAGATGGAGAAAAGGAGGTTTCAATTTTAAAAAAAATACACCTAAAAAATTCATTCTTCTCATTGAACTATGAGTATATCTACCATGAGATACTAAATGAAATAAACACAGATAATAAATACTCGCCTAAATTCTATGTTGTTGAAATATACGAGAACTTTGAAGAAACATCAGAGATCTATAAGTTAGCTAAAGAGAAATTCATAGAACATATAGGGATATAAAGATCACAAAAAAAGAGCCTATTGGCTCTTTTTATTATAGAGTTATTCTTTTTAAAAATTATTTAGTCTTTTAATAAAAGAATTGTTATCTAAAGACTCATTAGTATCCATATTAGCAATATTACCAAATCCTGCTACATCCATCATACCGGGTTTCCCGTTGAGATCTATTCTATAACCAGGTGAATCTATTTTAGATTGCTTAGCAAAAACTGCATCTGCATATCCTGCATAATCGTATGCTGGTTCTCTTTTTATTTTGGATTGTCCTGATTTTGAAGATATCTCGCCTGTCTGATTTTCACCAGAAAGAGGTTTGTATGTGTTATCATGCACTTTTGAAAGAAACTTCTTAAAATCTAAGATTTCCCTTTGTGTTACGTTTTGTATATTCATGTTTTTAGTTTTTAATATTAAGCTTCTTTTTTTCCAGTCAAAGAATTCCAGAAAGTTGAAAGATAATCCATTGCTCCTTTATCAGAATTCGATTGTGATGCAGAGCTAGGGTTTCCGTAGAATTGTGATGCCTTATCTCTTGCAATACTAGAAAGCTGATTTTTGTCGGTATCACTTAGTGATGCTAAAGCATCTCTTCCGACAGATCCTTTTGCTCCTGGTCCTCCGAATGCTTCTATTAATGCGTTCTCAATTATAGCTTTTCCTTTTTCTGATTGTAATCCTTCTCTCAATGTTGAGTAAAGCCATCCGGTAGGTTTTATACCCATTTGGGTAGCTAAACTATCCAAACCTTTTCTTTGTATAAACTCTTGTAAAGCTTTTGCCATTAGCGGAGCAAGATAATCAACGTTAGCTTTTTCCCCTGTTAATAATTCAGGGTAATCCTCAATCGGAATCTGATCTACAACTTCCTGTACTATAACGGACATATTGGAGTTTTCTTCAACACCAATCTGTTCCATTAACTTAGCAGCAACCTTTTGCTTTATAGTTTTTCTTAGACCCTCTCCGGCAAATCCAAGTAAGCCATTAAAGAATCCGCCTAAATCGCTAAACTGGAATGATTCGTTTGTTTCTCCATCCGAAAATGAATCAAAATTTTTAATAATTCTAGACATCTATATTCTTTTATTTTATCTATATATCCACAGAAGAATTATTAATCCAAGGGGTATGCTATATGTTGTCCAGAAAAAGATCCACAGCTTTTTGTCTGTATTTAAGCTTATCCTCCTTGATCTCTGGATTTTTTAATGCCTCTTTCTTCCTATTGACAACAGAGTCGGGAAGCATTGGTCCGAATGTGTCTTTTAGAATCTTTTTATCAGTTCTCCATTCGAGCGGAAGATGTAAAGCAAATCTAACTATATCAAGGTTTAAGAAGGGGCTTCTTAGCTCTAGAGTATGAGCCATAGACATCTTATCCAATCTAGGTAAATGATAATAAGACAGTTCATCAAATACATCAGATTGCTGGGAGTCATATTCATGTATTCTTGAATATCCTCCAAATAGCTCATCAGATCCATCACCACTTAAAACTATTCTATAACCAGATTCTTTCTTAACTGCCTCAAATAAATGATACTGCGGGATCACTGATCCTAAATCCACCGGTGTTTCATTCCATAGCGTGTATATAAGAGCATTCTTACTTGAATCCATACTATAGTCTAGAAAATTGACAGAAGTGCTTAAATGTGCGCTTAAATCGTTTACAAACGGTGTTTCCCCATTCTCTATAGTAAACCACGTAACCTTGGCATTCATTTCTTTTAGTACCCCTGCTATAATCGAAGAATCAAGACCCCCTGATACCAAAAGTGATATTGGGTAGTTCTTAGAGACAAGTCTATTTTTTACGCTCTCAAACATCTTATCCCACAGCCAACTCATGTGTGTCTCGTAATCTGCACCTTCTAGTTCGGATATTGGTGATTCCCATGTTCTGTAATAAGGACCATATGTTTGTTCAAATAGAGGAGACGCTATATTATAAAAATAAAACGTATTAGGTAGAATCCTTTTAATCGATTTAATCGGTGTTCTGTTGTCCTTATTGTAACCCCATTTTCTGATAGCACTTATATAGGTTTCGTCTAGCTCATCCAATACAGTGGTAAGACCCTTGATCTCCGAACAAATCTCACCAAGATCATTCTTATAAAGGCATTTCTTTCCCAATGGATCAGTAAATGCGATTACACTTCCTTTATTAGAATCGTATATTACTACCGCCCAAAATCCATCCCATGTTTGTATATGGGGTAAATATGCAGCAGCAAAGAATTCTAGATTTCCCCCTTTATATCCGCTGAATAAACTGCATAAATATTCCGTATCAGAAGAAAATGTATTCCTGTCATAATTAAATATTTCCCCATTGAACATCAAATACACACCGGGAGAAACTTCTCTTGGCTGATTCCATTCGTCACCATCGGATGTTTGTATAGGCAATCTATGATGACATAATGTAATCTTATCAAGTTCCTCTACAGATCTTTCAATTCCCCTATGTTTTATCGTATCTAAAATTTCAGGATGTTTATCCGCTCTAGTTGTTAATAATATTCCGCACATGTTTTTTTAATTAAAAAGTATATCCTCAAACATTGAACTAATATTGCTCACTGATTGATCGTCAAATTTATTTGTAATTGTCCATATTTTATGAAGTCCAGCTTCCTGAAACATAGATATTACTTTCTCGTAAGTGTCTCTTTCTCTTGTATCTCCATCAATGTGATCCCACTGATCTTTGCTTCTATCGGACTTATCTGGATTTTCACCATTTATATAGATTATAGTTATCTCGTCAAGAAGTGAGTATTTCTTAACTATCCCTATTTGATCCCTAGCTTCGTCTTCTGTTATTCTACCCTCAAGCAATCCCCACACTAAGACAGTTAATATTCCTCTATCATGTATGAATGATTCCCCGGGGATGTCCTTTGCTAACTGCATAAGCATAAACTCTTTACCTAATGAAAATGCATGTGCTTCTTTGCTATCCTCACTTTTTAGATTTAAGTCGGCAAAGAAATTGGCAAACTTAAACTGAAATCTTGGGATGCTAAAAGATTCTGAGATATATTCAGATAAAAATGTCTTGCCTGAATTTCTTGGGCCTTCGAATACGTATACCATATATTTCTTTTTATGGAGGAACATCGCACATGTTCCACCTAGCAAATATAATAAATTAGTACGGGGAAAGCACGAAAAACCCCGATCTTTATTAAAATCGGGGTTTTATTTATTTTGCGTCAATGTTGACGCATTTAAAAGGTGATTGCTGGGGTATCTCATCGAATGAAGTTGAATTCATTCTTTTAACGTGTGTTGCTATGCTAGGATAAATGTCAGCAGCTATATAATAGCAGTTATTACCTAGTATGTTTTTTATTCCACTATCAGACCCTTTCATGTTACTCAATGTACCAATTCCCTCAAGTGCAGATGACACCTGTCTTTTTGAAGTTGTTTTCCTTTTCTTAATATCATCATACTCACCTACAATGATTTTAGATCCTGCATAAGTTAATAAAGGTCCGCTGTCCGAGTCATCTTCAGTTAGACCAAATATACTATCCTTAGATATTCTTTTAGCTGTAGAAGATCCTAAAACATTATCATTAATCCATTTTATACAGCTTACAAATTTGCTTCCATCGAAGGTAACACAGTTAGCTATCATTACGAGGAAGTTGTTGATAGCAACAAATTCTTCCTTACCTAAATCTGGGCTTCTGTCACTTTTTTGTAAAGCAATATTGAAAGCTCTAGATATATCGCTCTTAAGATTATCATAATCAATAAAAGGAATTTCTTTATTCTTGATAGACGATTCCATCATTTCAAAAGGTCCGGAAAGATCTAGATCATCATTATCTGAATTTTTATTAATTAATTGTTTTATACCATCATATCTAAACTGGGGTCTAATCATACCAAATGTTGTCCAGCCTTTAAGATAATTTCTAAGAAATTCCGTTGCGTCTTCGTTACCTAGTGTTTTAATCTGTCTAGTCTCTGCCCATTTATTCCAGTTGCATGGGGTTTTTAATGACGATGACCCTAGGTTGATATTATAAACTGCACCTTTAGCAAAAAAGTATGAAAATTCTTCCGCTGGTTTAGCTTTATCTAAAGCTAAATTCCAATCTTTTATAAATTCTGTGCTGTAGGATGATTTAAGAGATCCGTCCTGCTTAACAAAATCCTCAGACTCCACTTTTATATTATACTCAGATCTAAGCTTTTTAGCTAATCCCCGTACTCCTGACGCTGATTTTGCATCAGATGATCCAGATGATTTTTCTGGAGATGCTATTGCTACTTGAGCTTTGTATTGAACAGCTAGCTCCTTTTCGAAGTCAGAATTGTTGATAATGATTTTACCCTCATTAACACTAGAGAATAATTCAGAAATACTTTTAACATATCCTGAATTAGATGTGCTCTCATGCATTTTTGTTCCTATCATGTGCAAAGCTGCATTAATGGCTTTCCTATTCTTAGCTGAAACCCAATCAGAAGCAATTATATCAGTTAACAATGCTTGGTCTATCTGACCACTTGCATTTTTATTACCTGATAATTTTTGGATAGTTGAGATAACAGAAGTTGTAGCTGGGCCATATTTTCCATTAGGACCTCCTTTAGATTTTATCAGCTTACCTGCAGAAGTTATACCGTCACAAAGTGCAGTTTGAATAGCAAAGATTAATCCGCTTCCTTTTATCTTCTTATCAGAATCTGAATCCCCTCTTTTTAAAGGAAAAATAGCTTTAGCAGTTTCTACTTCTTTAACCTCATTTTCATCCTTGATAACCCTAACCGCTATTCCATACTGTGTCTTTGCTCTAGTCATAAGATCTAGTGCTTGACTAACTAAATTAGTAACATCAGAATATGTTGTATAAACTTCTTCATCATCCTCTAATTTTTGTAAAGACCTATTTGCTGTTTGGATCATAGTGTTGTTAAATTCTTCTTGGAATTTATCAACTTGCTTTTCTAATTCTTCAAGCATTTTTCTATCCTTGTCGCCACCATCTGTATTATCTAAAGTCTTTCTCTTCTCGTCAAGATCTAAAAATGTTCTTTTCCAATCCCTTCCGTATCCTGATTTTTGATCTTTACCCTCAGAAGAACTTATTAAATTAGTAAGTAATTTTTTTAGATTATCAACTCTTCTTTTATACCCAGTGAAAATAGATTCATTTAGTATATCATCAAATTCAAATCCTTCGCTGTCATTTAGCTTTTCAGCTTCTTCTTCTGCTTGTTTAGCTATATTGTCTATAGAATTCTGAAGTTTAGTTGTAGCCATCTTAAACTGCTTAAATATAACATCATCTTTAGATTTAGAAATTTCCGAAGTCCTATCAAGTGCTTCAGCAAATTTATATAAGCTCTCTAGATACAGTCTTTTAGCTTCAGCATATTTAGAATTTGCTAGATCATTATCGTCTGCGTAGTCGATCAATTTAGCGGTTAAAGATTTTACAGTTTTAGAACTTGCAACATCAGAAAGCTTAAGTCTAATAACATCGGGATTTCTATCTCTCTTAGGAGCTAGGTCAAAGGTTAATATCTTGAAAGCATTCAAAGCATTATCGCAAACCTTAACAAGCAAAGAATCTACTTGTTCATTTTCTAATAGCTTACTATAATACCCTTCTAATAGCTGTTTAGCTACCTGATTGTGAATATATGGATTATTGTTCATAATTTATTAATCTTTTAGTATATATTTTCTTTAGGCCCAGCAGCATCCTTACCCGTATTGTTCTTTTGTATTTCAGCTGAAAGCGTTTTCATCAAAACCGATATTTCCTGATATATTCCAGCCTGTTGGTTTATACTTGCTATCTCTGAAGCAGTATCTCCAGGTTTTTTAGAATTCTTAGCATTTTTAATTGCATCAAATTTTTGGGAAAGAGTTGTTTTTATTCCCTGTATTTTGGTCTCCCCGCTGTCTTCCTCGTTAATAACGAATTCTCTATATTTAAGCATACTTTCTAGCAATTGTTATTTTAGATCTTAGATCTCTTATCTCATCCATATACTTCTCTCTAATCTCCTTTATTCTTTTAGAAGCTAGTTCTCTTGCTTGATCCGGACTGGCTGAATTTTCAACTTCTTTATTTAGGATGTCCCTTTCCATATCCATAGCAACATATCTGTCGTTCCTCTCTTTTAAAAGGAAAGAAACAAGTTTTTTTCCTTGAGCTGGAACGTATTCTTTTATAGCATTTGTAAATTCGACTAAAGGAAGTTTAGCTATGAATTCAAACGAGGCATCGCTTTCATTCCCTGATTTAGTATAATTATCTGGACCTGATGTTGATTTAGTTGATCCTGATTTATCCTTAAATCTCTCCCCTGCTTCAATGTCTTTAGTCATCAGGTTTCCGTACTTATTTCTGAAGTCAATATCTTTCTGCTTAGCTTTTAATAATGCTGCTTTATATTTAGAGTATAATGATCCAGAAAGCGAAGAATCTGCTAGGTTTTTAGCTCTCTTATACATCTCCTCAGCTATATCAGCATCAACTTTTGTTTTAAGCTTTTCCCAATATATTCTAACTCTTTTATTATCGCTTATGACATCTCTAACCTTAGTGAATATGCTTTCCGTCTTCTTCTCGTGAGATCTAGACTGAGCATCCATTAACTCATTATTTCTTTGAATCAAACGATCGATTCTTTTTATCTCTGCAGGATCGCTTTTGGTTTGGGATCTTTCCAGATCTAACTTATCAATCTCCACGTTAATATCTTCCCATTTTTCAACATATTCAAGCTCTGCTGATCTGTACTCATTAGCTAATTTATCTAGTGATTCTATACTTCCACCAAAAGTTCCACTTAGCCAGTTTTTTATAGTGTCGAATATGCCAGCTTCATTTAAGCTGTCCCATTCTTTAAATTTTAAAGTCATACTTAGTTGTTTAGTTTATCTTTTGCAGTTCTTAATTTACTGGCGTCAATATTACCCGAAGGAGTAACGAATACATCAGAAATTATTTTCTTAGTTCCTGAGTTTGCATCTTCACCATCAGCTATTCCTTGATTTATCATATTAGTTAACTTTGTGAACTCTTGCTCCTTGCTTAATGTCTTATCTATATCAGATTCAGTTTTGCCTAGATTCCTGAATAATTTTAATAGATTTTTCTTAGAATCCAAAGCTGAGCTAAGTTCAAGTAATTCAATCTTAGATTTTTCTATGTAAGATTTGCTAACCTTATCAGGATTAGCACCTATTCTTTTCTCCAATACTGTTAACTTTCTCTCGATATTTGCTCTTAAATCAGCAATATCTTTTTCAAGTTCCTTTTTTCTCTCGATGATATCTTTTCCTCTTCTCCCCGCAACCTTTTTCTTTTCCTTTTCCGAATCTAAGGAAAGGTCCTCCGTATCGGGTCCATTATCCTTCTTTTCTTCTTCCGATTTTTTATCCATTTGATCTTTCAGATTCTGAGCTTTCTCTTCTGCTTCTTTCTTTTTAGCATTAATCTTATCCTGAAACTTCTTGATGTCTACGTCGTCAGCTTTATCTCTAGCCAATTTATATTCAAGTTCAGCTAATGCAATTTCATCGTCTGCTCTTCCTGCCTCGTAATACTCCCTCCTTCTAGTGTTATTATCAATAACCTTAGAGACGAAATCTTTTGCTTTTTTTATCTTAAGTGAATGCGACTTAATGAAAGTTTCAAACTCTTTTGTTTTAACTTCCCTTTCTCTTTCGACAGAGCTTATTTTTCCCTTGTCGTTTATTGAACTCAAACCATCTATTTCAGATTCTAGTTTTTCAATATTTTCTTCGAAATTTGCTCTTTTCTCGATAGCATCAATTTCTAAATCTACAAGAAGCTTTCTTGCCTTATCGATCATTCCTACCCTAGATAAAGAGCCTAAGAAAAACTTAGAAAGTGAATTTTTAAGGTAGTCTCCGAAGATGCCTTCGTTTACTGTGTGATTAGGTTCTGATCTTTCTAGGGAAGCAAACTCCTCACTAAGTTCACGGTCTACAGTTTCTATCAGAGACTCGTATTTTTTAAAATCATTAAAAGATGGTAGATTCTTCATTACAAAACAATACTTTTTTTATATTGTATATATCCAATTGGAATTTTTATTCTTAACCAGGAAGCACAAAAAAACCCTAGGATAAATCCTAGGGTTTTAATTATGCGTGAGTTAGATTATGCTAAACCACCAGCAGGTACGTTAACAAAGAATGTTAAGTACATAGTTTCAGGTAACATACCAGCTTCAACTAATGCGTATCTAGATTTAACTGCGATCTTAGGTGACATTGTTCCTTCAGAGATAGTCTGAATAGACTCTGCCATCATGTAAGGCATAAATTTGATACCTGGTTCATCGTCTCCACCTTTTCTTCCAACTAATACTCTTGTATCACTGTAGCTCATGTTTTGATCAACATATACAGTCATACCAGCAAGCGAACCTACAGGGTATAAAGTACCATTGTTTTGAGTTAAAGTGTTAGAGAATGGTGCGAAAGTGAATTGAGAGATATCTTGAAGTGCACTTGCAACTGCAGCGTTTGTAACGATGAAGTTAGCAGGACCTCTTCTACCTCTGTTAGCTACCACGTTACCAGCTGCAAGAATTCTTGAGAATAATCTTCTTTGTAAAGTTGATAAGTTCTCATATCCTCCTGATGCAGGACCTGCAGGGATTACCATTGTAGATGTAGTGTCGTCTTTCTTAACGTAAGCAGCTGTAGTTCCAGCACCACCACCAATAACTAAGTTAAGGTTAAGGTTTTGGTTTTCTACGCTTAAGAATTGTACGTGGTTAGACCATCCTAAAGCAAATGATCTTGAAAGGATGTGTTTGTTGATTGCTTGAGAAACCTCATTAACCAATGCGTTCTCGATCATTGAAATAACATCGATACCGAATTGTTTGTTAAGATCCTGAATTTGCTCAGTTGTAACTGAAGCAGCAACTTGGAAAGTTTCAGCTTCTACGAACTTAGTGAAAGTCGAAAGACCCATTGAGTTGTAGTAAGTAGATTCTCCAACACCTCTTAACATTGGGTTGTAAGTTTTAGTACCATCAACGTAAGGACCTTGGTAAGCATCGGTATTGTTAAATCCTGCTCCAGAGAAACCTTGGATATGATCTTCTAAAGCTTTAACTAATTGTGCAGTTCCAGCTGAGTTTTGAGTGTAGAATCCTGATCCACCAGCTCCAGTAACTACTTGTACAGGAGTACCGTTGAAGTAAGAAGCAACGTTAGAACCTGATGCTAAAGCAGTGATTTGGAAGATAGGGAAACCATCAATTCTTGATAGACCTACGAAAGTTAAAAGTAAAGTGCTGCTTACAGAAGCAGTAGCACCTACTGTGAAAGTTCCGGCAGTAGCACCAGTAGCACCAGGAGTACCTGCAGCAGTTTGGTAAACTGGGAATTTAATCATTGAAGGAGCAGAAGCTAACTGATCAGCAGCTGAACTAGCAGCAGCAGCAGCTACTTTACCACCTGCGTATACGTAGTCTAAGTAAGACAGAATACCAGTTGGACCTGACATAGGGATAACAGGAACGATATCAAAACCTACAGTCTTCGCAGCTACCTGAATAGCTAATGGAAGTAATGAAGGGAATTTATCGCCTGAACCTTGCCAAGTGTTGTTGTAAAAACCAGCGTTTGCGCCAGTTGTTAAAGCAGCAGCACCACCAAATGATGCTCCTGGGAATGCTGGAGGAGCAACAGTACCCATACCGTTTACTACGCCTAGTGAGTTGTATGCACCAGCAGATTCATTTAATGAATGGTAATGACAATATTTAGTCAACCATCCTTTTTTGTTCTCGTCTGTGATACCAGCCTTGCTCTCAATAAGAGGTGACCAGGTTTCATAGATTTCTTGTTCGTTTATCAATTTCATGATTTTAGTTGTTTTTTTTGTTTTTATCTTTTTGGAAATTTTTGCTCAAGTGCAGAAGCAATATAATTCATATAATCTGAAGAATATCCTTGTGGTTTTGCAGTCTCGGCTACATTTTCACTCTCGTCAAGTTTTTGTACTCCAACTGTTTTAGCTCCAAGCTGACGTGTTGACCAGAAATTTTTGATCTGATAAGGTGTATCTAAATTATAGAAGTTTGACTGAGCAACAATTGATTGCTGATGTCCTTCAGATAAAGATTCCCATACCGGAGCATATTCTGCTGGCATTTGGTCAATAAACTTAAGACCTGTTTTAGAGGTGTCTTCTGACTCGTTAAGAGTTGTTTCGTTAGCCTTTTGTGTTTCGGCTGATGTTCTTACTGCTTTAGCAGCTTCGTTGATATTTGAAGCGGTTTTTTGTGTCTTAACCGATTCTATTAATGAATCAATCTGTGAAGTTAGGTTCTCGTAGTTTCCAGCAAAGCCAGATTCGTTAAGACCTGCTTCTGCAGATAGATTTACATTTTCTATTAATGATTGCGTAGATCCTACAGGCAATTTGTTAGCAACTGATTCTGCAATATACTCACTGTAAGCAATACCTTTGTTTAATTTCTCCGCAATGTATTCTGAATAATCTAATCCTTTATTAACATTCTCTGCTAAATAATCAGAGTACTCAATGTTTTTGTTTAGATTCTCTGCAATGTATTCAGTGTATTCGATTCCGTTGTTTAATTTTTCTGCAACGTACTCAGTGTAAGCAATACCTTTATCTAAGCTTTCGCCAAGATATTCTGAATAAGCAATACCTTTATCTACGTTTTCTGCTAGATACTCAGAATATTGAACGCTTTGATCTAATTTTTCTGCTAGGTATTTAGAATACTCGATGTTCTTATCTACGCTCTCAGCTACATACTCTGAATAAGAAATAGATTTGTCAACATTCTCAGCTAGATATTTAGCATAAGAAATATTTTTGTCTAGATTTTCAGCTAAATATTTACTGTAGCTAATATTGCTATCTAAGTTTTCTGCAAGATATTCGCCATACTTAATAGAATCTTCTAAATTCTCAGCTAAATATTCTGCATATTTTTCAAGCTTAGCAACTCTTTCCTCAAGAGCATCATTAGCTTTACTTAAATCTTCGGATTCGCTTAGCGATGTTTTTTGGGTTTTAGCCTCTGCGATAGCTGCTTTCATCGAATCCATTTCTTTTTTCAAGAATACTGAATACTGATTAAGCTCCTCCGCAGTAACAAATTCATTGTTCTCCATAAGGACTGATTTATTTTTATTGTCTGATTTATTCACGATTTTGTTGAATTCTTCGTTATTTTCAACTTTATATATCTTCAGTGAAGATTCTTTTTCGATACCTAAAGATTCATTTAAGCATTCTAATGAATTTAATATGCTATTATTTTTCATTGCTTGAAAATATTGAGATGTAAACCCTTCACTCTCATATACTCTTTCAAGCTGAGCATCCTTAAATCCAGGATCTGCTACTAGATCATAGGTAAAAATTTTCTTAATCGCCACCTTCTTATCGTTGCCAACGGATCCAGCTGCTCTTGAAGAAATAGAAAGAGGAACACCAGCATCTACTAGATTCTTAGCTATTCTACCCGCTGGGGTATCAAGAAGCTTAACCTTAATTTTAAGATCCCTATTGCTTTTGTCGTAGTTAAGATCTGTCACCATATGTGAGATATTCTTAAGTGATACGTCAAATTTCTCCGGATGATCTAATTCTCCAACTAGTCTATTCTGAGATATCTTATCTTTTAAATAATCTAGGTGAGGTAGATATTCGCTCTCTTCGTAAATTCTATTGTTGTTGTTCTCTTTACCGAAAACAGCAGCAATACCTTCCAGAACGTAATCATCTTTATCAGACTTTTTAGCTTCTAGAACGGAATTCTGTCTTTCGAGGATGAATACCATGTTTTCGTTTATTGATTGCAGTTGTGGCATGTTTTTATACTACTTTTTTATGTTTATTATATATCGACAGAAAAAATTATTTTTTTGCTTATTCATATTTTATTCTATCCTTTGTCTGCTCAACAAATCTTTTAGCAAGTTCAAAGGCTTCACCATCTGTCACCCTATATTTTCTTGTTTTATCTCCAAAAGCAGCATATCTGTTTTTAAACTTAACCTCTGTAGTATCCCCCTTATCGTCAAAAAATTCTTTTGCAAAAGTTATTGTTTTCCAATTTTCTATCTTAAGTGCCTCCTTATCCCTTGTGGTTAATATGGTATCAAAGAGATTGACACCTCCAGGCAATTGTGTGTCTTTTATAACTGTAGAATTTTTTCTATCCTTAATATCAACGTCTTTGGCATTAGTTTTTATATAATAATCATCCGCCTTGATATCTACCTCTTTTTCCTTATCCTTATCCTTATCATTATTAGAGTCATCAGCATCTTGAACCTCATCTTTGACAACTGGTTTAATCTCTTCTTTCTTTTCTACGTAATTATAAAGTCCTCTTTTAGTTTCTTCCAGCATCTCATCGGTATTAGGCTCAATCTCAATTGAATCACCATTTCTAGCCTCCCAGTCGATAGGATCTAATAAGAAGTTGGTAAAATCACCCGTCTCATATTTTCCTCTAAGCTTAGGATCTGCATAATCCCTCTCTACAACAATATAGATTGCTATTTCTGCAGGTCCGCTTTTTTGTTCAGAAGTTAGATCTATCATTTGTGATCCTTTAGAATCCATATCATCCGTTCCTTCTACCGAATTTCCGCTTACTGTTTTAGTCTGAACGTTTTCGTCTTCTAATACAGGATACCCTTGTTTCTTAAAGTCCGAGAATTTAGTTATTACCTGAGACGATGTATTTAAGTTATCATTAACCTCTACCTCTACCTTCTCTTCATCCTCAACAGGTTTTTGTTCAGCAGTTTCTATTTTATTTTCAGTCTCTCTTGATAAGGTAACTCCAAAAATCCTATCAAGATCAGCAGAAGAATATTTAGATAATTCCTCAGTGGTTACTTTTTTACCAACAACATTTATTATATTATCCTCAGAGTCACTGAAATGAAACTCATACGATTCTGGTGCATCCGGATCAGATATCAATAATGTTCCAGACGAATTATCAAACTCGGACTCAAATAATTCCCAATCACATGAACCTTGGTAATTAAACAGAGCATTAAGATCATTCTCGATAGATAACATTTTAAAATCAAGATCTTCATTATCGAAATAGCCTCTTTCTACCACATCACTATTATCAAATGAGATTAAAGTTAGATCATACTTTGATATTTGCTTCTGTACTTCTTTCGAGTTGATCTGGCTTAATATGAATACTGATTCGGATCCTGTATCTGCAACCTTTACTATCTCCATCGTTGTTCTAGTCTCATTGCTGAATAAGAATGAAACAGCCATTCCCCATCCTCCAGCAGGTTGTGACCAACATACGGTGATGGGCACACCAATCTTTATTGATTTTGGATCGAATGATTCTTTAGCAAAATCATCGACGTTTCCTAATCTAGGAGCTTGATTTCCACTATACCAATTCCAAGTTGATCCGACAGCATTAATAGCTAAAAGTGCCCAACCTATCGGATTTGTCAATTCAGCTGCTTTAACAAGACTTCCTGCGGCTTTAGCTCCAGTAACAAATCCTTTGACCATACCTAAAGATTTTGCTGCTATACCTGCATTCTGCATTCTGCCCAATGATCTCTGGAGTTTAGCTCCTTCTACCCCGGCCTTTCCTATCTTACTCCAGAATGAAACTGCTTTCATTGGATTTACTGCGCTCCAAATTCCCTTTATACCTTTACTGGCTTTAGTAAGCAGGCTAGCTGATTTTACTGCAGTCTTTCCTGTTCTTAGAAACTTTATTGCTTTCCAACCTCTTCTTAGAACAATTGCACCACCTAAATATTTAAGGCTAGCAAATATTGCGGTTCCTGCTACAGCATAAGTAGCTACTTTAATACCAGTATTAAGTGCGTCCTTTGCTAAACCAGGTCCAGTAGAATCTTCATCTACTTTTCCAGTTAGTTTTCTGTCACTGATGTCAAACAACATAAACTTAGAGTTTTTGTTATTTGTCTCTAGAGGCATCATCTTATAGGCATCTAATGTCTCAATTAGATTAGCCCCAGACTCCTGATCTTCCAGACAAAGAAAAACAGCTTTTGAATTTCCTGGTGTCTGGCTCTTAACAATAAATTCACTATCCAATTTTCCGTCCGCCTCTAATTTATTATAGGCAAAGTGGAATTTTACAACCTTTTCCTCTTCTGACTTAGTATTGGCAGCATCTTCAAATACTGAATTGGAAATGAAATCACCAAATTTAGATACCCTTCCTTCTGGCTGAAATTCATTAGATTCCCTTAATGCTTTTTGCATAGAGTAACCGCTGCCTCCTAAAGATTCCCTAATTATCTCAGAAATATCCCCGTAGTTTGGTATTTCTTCGGAATCAGCAACCCATTCGCTAGGGTTTTTATCCAACCAATTTTTAAAGTCTGATGAGTATGCCCACCACTGAAAGTCTTCGAGTGATTGACTTGTTGCTCCCTCCATTTTAATAGGTATAGTAAACATGGGGAAATCGTTTCCTCTAGCATATTTACCGTCTGTTGCTAATAATATTATCATTGTATTTTTATTTTTCTGTGTATATTTTATCGTAAGACTCGGAATTTACATCTATTAACTTTTCTATATATCCCTCGTTTCTAAGCTTCTTAAATGTTAAATTCCCTATAGAGAACTCACCATCTTTACTTAATCCCTCTTTTCTCATCTTCATAATTTTCTCTTTCAGCTTAGTACTTCTCTTATAAAGCTCTTTTGCATTGTGTGGTAGAACTGAAGAAGCTACTAGTCTAGTGTGAAGCTGCTCAATCTCGTATGCCATAGCCTCGAATTTTTTATTCACATCCTTCTCGTCTATCTCTGGCGGATCAAATACTGGGTTCTTTATCCATTCATTATTCATTAGAGAAAATAATCCAGATGCTGTGTGGGGTTCTTTTGCATCCTGTACATATAGCTCAACATCATATCCTCTAATTGATATATTATGTCTTAGATTCCAAATGAATCTTATTCCATCTAAAGCTGATTTAAGTATTTGCGGATTGTCGTCATCGACACCTTCGAGGTTAACTATTACATGAACGTCAAGATCCGATAACCCCGTGTAATTGAAATTGGCTAGTGATCCGGTTAATTGAATATCAACTATATCCTTTTCCTTAAGTATATCATCAAATTTTTCAAAGAATTCACCTGCTATCCTAAGAAGTTTTTTTCTAACCCTCTGGTCTAATGTCCATTCAATATCATCTCCCTTGGTTTTCTTAGTCCAAAAAATAGGGTTTAGCTCATCGTGATAGAATGGATTTACCTGTCTCTCTAGTATAGGAGAAGATAAGTTAATGTAATTTTTATAAGATAATACTGAACCCACAAAAAAAAGCTTTTCTTGTATATATCAAAGAAAAGCTTTAGATGTTATTATAAACTGAATATTTAGCTAGGGAAGCATACCTTTAGCATAACTTCCATTACTGTACTAACATCGAGTTCACAGTACGTTTTAATGTTTTCATAGTCTTTATCAACCCAGAATGAATCATTTACTTTGGACCCGTCCATTATTCCCTTAGGTGATTCTATACCAAGAGAACAAGAAAGAAGATCAAGGCTTAAGTATTTTTGATGTGTCCAGCTACCGAAAGCAAACACGTCTGATGTATCAACATACGGAATCTCCCATGGCTTCTTGTCCCAGATTCTAATATTTGCTGGAGGATTGATTCCATTATAGACCATTCTTTTACCTAAGCATGGAACGTCAAATCCTTTTATATTATGACCGCACAACTTCCAATTTTTTGAAGCTGCATTATTAAGCACCTTAGCTGTTTTAGTTAGAATGTCATGTTCATCATCTCCATAAAAAGATGCGAATCTCACCTCCCCAGTATCGGTAAATGATCCAAAGGAAACACACACAACACGAGAAAATTCAGGCTCTAATCCAGCCTTTTGTTTATAGATAGCTTCTGGGTCCTCAGCAGATAATGATGGATATGCTCCAAGATAATATGCTTCCCTCTTTTTCCATAGCTGCCATAAACGGGGATTAGCATCATGTAATGTTTCGAGATCCTTATAAAGAGCTGCGGTCTCAACATCAAAATAAAGATATTTATAAATGTCTTCTTTTTTAAACATAATTTGGTTTTTTACAAAGATAATAGAATATCGCGGGAATAAAAATTATTTCTTCGAATTTTTATTTATTACTATAGGGGGAAGAGATTTATGATCCATTCTGTATTTTAAGCATGCATCTTCTCTTGCTGGGGATTCTATGATTACGTCTATATCCAAGCCGAATGTTGGTATCCTTCTTTTGAGGTATTCTGATTGCTTTGGTATAGATGGTATTCCATAAGCATCACATTCTTGTGACTCTGAATGTATAAATACAGGTTTTTGCCCAGCCTTCCAGGTTGAGCAGGAAAGAAAAAGGGCTTCTCTTATACTAAGTCCACCATCATTAAACTGATGTGGCAATAGCCTAAAACATATTGGAATATTAGATCTGTAGTAAATACCAGATAGAAGATCAGTAACTGAGAAAAGACTGGGTTTGTCATCATTAACAACACAAAGTTTAGAAACGACTGTACTGTCCATCTCCGATAATCTCTCACAAAAGAGATCCATAGTATTTCTTCTATTTCCATAAGCTGATCCAACTCTAACCATTATAGACGGGTAGTTAATCCCAATTAAATCCAGAATGCTAGATAGTCTGGATAGTAACGATATTGTAGAGCTCTTAATATTATCTAATTGCGTACCTAAAAAATACTCCCTGTTTATACATAGAAATATTCTGAGATCATTTTTAGTTATTGCCGAATTTATCTCGTCGATTATATTCGATACAGCGGATTCCTCCTCTATTACTTCATTAAAGAAATTTGGTGAAAATTTAAAATTACATACATCTATACATGTGATCTCTATATCGAGCTCAAGATTTAATTTTATATTATCTCTAATTACACAGAGAAACTCCTCATATGAATTTATCGGGTAGTTTATATCATATGATTCAGAGTGTGGACCTATATAAGATAATTTCGGTGGCGTTTGTCCTAATATCATTTAATCTTTTTAAGATTGTACTGATAAAAGTATTTTTAGTTTCTGTTAAATTAGCCCCCGGTTGTTTCCAGTCCTAACTCGGACGAATTATAAACAGTTTTAGAATTATATCCTTTATCAACGATTTCGCTGTTTTTGTATTTGGTTTTTGTGGAAATGTTACCGTGTTCACCACCTTCTGCAAACTTAACTGTATTACCCTTAATCTCTATAACTCTTTCAGTCTTTTTACCTTTATTATAAACTTGAATGAAATATCTATAGCCTATATTATTAGGATTTCTGAATGCTCTAACAATAACACCAGTTACTTTGTCCTTTGAATCTAACGGTTCAGCTATTACCACATCACCTATCTTATATTCGTCGCCCTTTACATTGGTTGGCATATTGGGGTCAGTACCGACAGAAATTGATAAATCGCTAAAAGGTTTATAGTTTATTTTTAGGACGCCATTAGCTCCTCCATAACCATAGGTATCACCAAAAGCTCCGCTTTCTCCACCAAAGTCCTCGTTTATTGATTTAATATACTTCATTATGCTATTTATCTTCGGAGGCCTCGCCATTCTGAAGCGCTAGAAGATCTTTTATTTTTGTAGCTAATTCAAAATTCTCTGTATCGATTGCTTTTTTAAGCATTGCTTCCAGTCTGATAATATCGGATTCATCCTTTGTTATATCATTTTTTTCTGTATTGCCTATTACATGAATTCTTTGTGGCGAATAAATAACTTCCAAGCTAGAATCAAATCTTATATTTAATCCCGCTTTTATATCACCTCTAGAAGGTTCATCGTCTTCATCATCATAGTCGTCATCACTTAATTCTACCCATTCCCCATTAACCCAGAATATCATCCAAGGTCCATAGAAAAGCTCGGCCACATCATTATCGATAGCATAGTTAAGCAACATCTTCAGCTCAGATTTAATGTCATTTTTATTTAAAGTATCTGAAAATACCTTTCTCTTAATACCAGGGATTACTGATGTTCCCTCGCCTACCCCTATCTTAAAGCATTTATTAACCCCGATAATAGAGTCCCAATCCAAGCTGGAAATAACCTTGTCAATTAGTTTATTATTCGGTTTCTTCATTTCTTATATATTTCTATTTTTGAAGCCCTGCCTGGTCTGATATATCAGATACCCAAGAAGCATATTTAGCTGGATAAAAATTCTTAATAGTTTCTATGTCTCTTTTGGATACCCTATATTTATCTCTTATGAAAGATTCTATTAATTCTGACGCTTTAACCTCCTCTATCTTAATTCCTTCAGATTTCTTAGTCTTTGTATATAACCAAACTGGGGGTTTGGAAAACCTTGCTGAAAGAGTTCCGTGCCACCAATCTACCACCGGTGCGGGTACGATTTTCATCTTATTGAACTGATTTGCTTGAACGGGGAATTGTATAGACATTATCCTGTTGATCATAAAAAAGTTTCTAGACTTATCTATTTTACCAACAGCTTTCCATTCGTTTGCTTTGTTATTAAAAATAAGTTTTATAATATCAAATAATTGCATAGTGTATTATTTTAAGAAATTTTCAAATGGATCAAATCCTTTAGGCTGGACTGGGGTAACTATCCATTCTGTTCCGTCTAATATTTTTATTCTATCCAGTGTTACTGATTTTTTTTCTAGCTTAATCCCTCTTGTTGTTTCCATTTTACATGAGAAAGAAACATTCTCCGGTATCACAATGTTATCTAACCACATAAGTTTGGTATTTCTTAAAAAATTATTCTTTACCTTTATCCTATTTTCTGTGCTATCAACTCCCTTGCATATCTTTAGAATTAATGGGGATATCCAATTTAAAAAATCATCATCACCAACTAATGATTTTATCGATAAATTTTTCCATTCCGATTCGATTAGTAAATCATAGATTTTCTCTGCACTCTTTGGGGTAAACCTAGTAATCTTTCCTGCGTTTTCAAATTCCCATACGCTGGGTACAGAATCACCCTTGTCACCTATTAATATCTTATTGAATATAAACGGAAAGCTGTCTATCTCTTCTATATCAACTTTCTTTAAGAAATCTTTGAGTCTTTCTTTCTCGGGAGAAATAGTAGATCCCATATTAAATATGCTTACCTCACTTTTTGTTTCGTCTAGCCAATTTTTCTTCCATCCTTTAGGTACCGAAAGTACATTATTTTTAGAATTATTGTTCCAGGTTGCTGTCCAGATATCAGGCCCTTTCATTCTAGCAAGCTGATGTAAATCTTTATCACCACTTATTATAATACAGCTTTCCCCTATATCGTTGAATTTTTCTGACCAATATAAAAGAAGATCATCGCCTTCTGCTCCCTCCACTTTAGAAAAAATAAATCCCATTTTTTCTAGGTGAGTTCCAAACGCCTGCATGAGATCAAAGAAAATTGACCAGTCTACATTTTCATCCTTTACCCTTCCCGATTTATATCCGCCATCTTCAATTTCTACGTCCTTTCTCCAACTTCTACTATCTGATGCAAAAACTAATCTTCCCCCTATAGGTAGCATCTTCAGTGATGAGCATAAATCAGTAGCAATTTTTCTAATAAACATAGATTGATCTGATTTGCTTTTCAGTACTTTCCCTGGATCTACGTTAGATCCATATCCTGCAAATACCCCAAATGTTTTATGGAATATGTAGTTGCCATCTATCAGTATATTAATCATTTCCTCCTCCTATTTTTTCTAATACCTCATCTATTGTGAAGTTTGGGTTTGTTATTATACAGTCAAAATCAGAAAAGTTTTTAAAATCTTCCCTGTCTGCTTGAATTCTTCTCTCCGATTTATCTGCGTCGTTTCTTCCTGCTAGTCTTTCCCTTAATGTATGTTCGTCAATATCGATGAACATTATAAGTGACTCTTTTCTATCTTCAGGTTTAAGTTTTTCTATTCCAGAAGGGGTCATTATAAAAAGATTAGCTCTATAGAATTCATCAAGAGACGTTCCATAGAACCAGCTATTAAATTCGACCCATTCATAAAATTCGCCCCTCCCAATCATTTCCGTAGCCTTATCGTAAGTAATAAAGTAATAATCTACACCATTGAATTCACCCTCTCTTGGAGGTCTAGATGTATGCGAAACTGAATATATTAGATCTTTCCCCTTTAGAAGTTTAACTAAATGATCCTTCCCAGATCCTCCTTTTCCTGCTATTATTATTCTTCTCCAACTATCTTTCATATCAATCGGTTAGTTTCTGTATTTGAAACACGAGTGATAATAAAGAAACAATAGGGTCTATAACTTGAGTCCTTTGAGCTTGATGTTCTGCAACCAATACGATGACAGCAGGAATTATCTTCTTTAATTCAGGTTTATTATTGATTATCCAATTTATAAACTCCTCGCCAAGTGCAGACATTACCTCATCAACCTTTCCGTTATATTCACCTACTATATTTTGATAATTTTTAACAGGATCTTTCGATGTTGTTATGAGGGTATATAAATCCTCGTATGACCAGCCAAGCTCATTTATTTTTGCAGAATCTACTTTCTTTATACCTTCAATCATCCATGTTTGAACCTTGTTAAGAGCTGATCTAAAATCAGGATAATAATTCTTCTGAAACTCAACAAGAGATTCGGAATCTATTTCAATCCCAATTTTTCCAAGAATCAACCCTATTCTTTTATTCCATTCTGCTTTTAATTCCTCCTCCTCGTTACTATTTACAGGGTTGAAATCAATAAGTTCAAAACGGCTTTGGATTGCATCAGGAACCTTATTGATATAGTTACATGTAGCAATGAATCTAGCATTGCCAGCGAACTTTTCGACTGTTCCCCTTAGTGCTTTATAGAATTGGTCGGAAGCTCCGTCAAACTCATCTAAAATAACTATTTTTTTAGATGATTTTCCATCCATTACAGAAATGGTAGAACAGAAGTCATTTATTTTTACTCTGATAGTTTCTACCGAGCTCTCGTCGGAGACATTTATAAATATACTAGGATAGCCGTTAGCTAAGATTTTGGCAAGAGTTGTTTTGCCACATCCAGGAGGTCCGCTTAAAAGTACGTTATGACCTAGGCCATTCGTAAAAAGATTCGATATCCTATGAGGGAGAATCATATGCTTAAGCTCCTTTGGTCTAAGCTTTTCTGTTAAAAGTTCCTGTATCATATTGTTTCTATAGTTAAAAAATGAAGTTGTTTCTTAAAATTTCGAAGAAAGATCGTCTGAAGAATCTTTGTCCTGTCTAATGTCTACAAAACGTGGTAAGAAAAGAGATCTATTCTCGTGCTTATCTGTAATAGTGACGTTATATAAAACTGCTGCGATTTTTCCAATGTGTGAATCGGGATCTTTACTTAAAGATTGTAAATCAAGATCAGTGAATCCTGATCCAACTTTAACATTAAGTGTCTTCGAAGCATCAGTCATAATAAATCCACCGATATAACCTTCTCTTTTACCTTCACCAGGATACCATCCTGTAATTTCAAGGTCACATTCATTAACCTCTTTGAACTTAACCCAGGATTTGGACCTTTTGCATTCATAAGCACCGTTGTCTTTACAGATAACACCCTCGCCGCCAATATCTACGATTTTTTTATAAATTGCAGGGACTTCGCCAGGATCAGAAAGCTCCCACATCTGGGCAAGCTTAACTGGTGATTCATCGGATAATCCATTGGTAATTTTTTCTAAAGTGTGTCTCCTATCAATATACTCTAAAACACCAACTCCTTTATCTAAGGTTACAAGTTCATCGAAATCAAAAACATTAAATAAAAATCCACTCTCTATATTAACACTGGCTGTTCCCTTTAGTATTTGTGTCACCTTACCGCTAACTGACTTTCTATTTAAGTCTGTTAATTCGCCGTCAAAAAACCAATTACCAGATAAACCTGAGTTTATCATACAAAGTTTTAAATCGAAAGTTATCTTAGGGAAGCAAGAGGCATTAAGCTCATTGAATGCCCGGGTAAAATATGTTATCTCACCATTTTTATATACTGCAATCACACGGACGCCATCATATTTTTCCTCACAATAGATTTTGTCCCATTTATCGATTGTTGAATGATCGTCGGTAGCTAGCATTAAGGAAGGATCTGGGATTAGCTCTCTAGAAAGTGCCTTATTAATTAGCTTTGCTCCAATCCCTATGTTCATTCTCTTGGTTAATATCTTCATAAGAGTCTTGCGGAGTTCTTCGTCTTCGCTTTCAACCTCTGATAATTTAGAGGATAATAATGTTTCCGCTCTAGATCTTAGCGAATCGTTTGCAGCGGGTGCTTTCTTTAAATCTTCAACCAAATCTTTAAACTCCTCCCATAAATTAGGATTATGCTCTTTACACTGGGGTGGGAAATTTAGCTTATGCAGCTTAGTAGTAACAAAAGGATTAAAGCATGTATCCAGGATATACTCCATTTGAGGATTTATTGACTCCTTAATTAATACCTGTTTTGCTTTTTGCGAGCCATCACCTGTTAGAGATTCTACTACCTTTAGAATCTTAATACTGTTTACCATTTCATCAAATTTCATATATTGTATATTTTCTACAAATATAACGAATGATAACGGTTAAAAAAAATTATTCCTGATAATTTCGGAAAGAAAATTAGTACAATGGCGAAGGGTATTTAATATCTTCTATTTCACATTTTAACCATACTGTATTGAGTCATACGGTATATTGAAGGTGTTATGCTGATATAATGAGTAGAGTCGCTTATAACTGACTATAAGCTGTATTAAGAAAATACCTATAAGGTTACCTCAGGTGCTTCTTCTTCCGCACCTTCAGCTGGAGCAGCTTCTCCTTCAGCGGCTTCAGCTTTAGGAGCTTCTTTTGCCTCTTTTTTCTTGTAAGATTCGTTAGCTGCTAATTGATCTGGTGTTAATCCAAGGAATCTTTGAATAAGATAATCATTATCAAAATATGCTTTTTCCTCTTCCCCTGCTTTAACCTTAAGTTCTCCTAGGCCTTTGATGAATTCACTTCTTTTAGAAAAATTGGTTAATTGAACCATTTCTTCAAATTCACTTTCCCTATGAAAATCTAATCCAAGATTTGTTTTAAAGCTTCTATCCCTAGATAGTTCAGGAAAATCTAAACACATCTGAATGTATAAAGGTTTTACTAATATCTCTTGAAATATCGATCTTAATCTTCTTAGAAATTTCTCAAATCTTATCTCATCTCTTTCCAATTGATCTATTCCTGTTTGATAGTTAACTGGACCAGAAGCTCTGGATGCAAACCTAGCATAAGGTATCTTTGAATCCATTTTAAGCTTGTTATAGAAATAAAGAACATTATCCATAACGTTGAAATCAGGTCCGCTTGGATTAAGTGACTCAATTTGAGGTGATTGTCCATTCTGTTCCGGGAATAGATAGTTTTTATAAAACTGAACCTTAGGTCTTCCGTTAACCGTTAATTCTCCCGATGCGTCATTAATTGAGATATCTTCCTTATAGTTTGACATTAGCTGTCCTAAAGTTTGCATCGCTTTTTGAGGTGATTGGCTTCCGGTAGGTATAATAAATTTAAGTCTATAAGAAGCATTCATAACATTCCAGATTATTCTGGAATTTTCCATGATTCTAAGGATGTTATACGATCTAACTAATCTCTCAATATAGCTAACCCTAGATACACTGTTTCCTTTAGCATAAGAGATATAGACAATCTGCTCGTTTGTAAGCTTCCTGGTCATTTGTGGATTCTTAGGATACTGAATCCAAAATTGCTGATATTCATTCTCTCCGATTTTTTCAACCGCTGGCTGAAGTGAAGAAGCATCCAATTCTTTGAATCCTATTATCTCCTTACCCTTATTATCATAGATAATCTCGAAAGCAAGAAATCCATCTATTAGGAATTGTTTAAAATACTGCCATCCTAGTATAGAATTCTGAAATCCAAAAACGTTATAAATCCTGTTATAGTGATCGGCTATTTTATCCTTTACCTTTTCCTTAATATCTAGATTAACGAAAGAAGGATTAGCAAAATAATTTCTATCGTCGTATGTGATAGATTCGTCTGTAATAGTATCAAGTATAAATTCAATTTCTCCATTTAGTGAAAATTTTCTTAAAAAGTTTCTTTTTTCTATATAATCCTTATCGAAATAAGCAATATATTTTCTTACCTTGGTATCCTGATAGGAAGCTGTCCAATAGAAAGCATCATCCTGGGTAAATCCAGTCCCCTGCTGAGAGAAAGCTCCTTCTGTTTTACCTATGGCCTGAGAGTTTCTAACGACCATATCATCATACTGCATACCAAACTTGGAAACCTTTCCTAGGTTCCTTATTATGTTGCCTAGAGCTGACTCGTTAGGTCTTAAAAAATCTAAAAATCCTGCCATTTCTTATTTTTATAATGTTACTTGGGTTGATTTTTCTTCTCCCTCTTCACCCTTCTCTCCGCCTTCTTTATCCTCTGACTTTTTCTTTTCCTTCGCTTTTCTATCCATGACCTCTCTATTTGCAATGATATCTTGTCTAGACATACCAAGGAATGTTTCGATAAGAAATGCAGTAGAGAAATAAGGCTTTTCCTCATCACCAACTAATCCGGACATAGCAGTAACAGATTCTTTTCTTTTGTTGATCACGTCCATTTCCTGATTAATCTTAAATGGATTATCAGAAAAGTAGTCAAGTCCCATTTGACTTTTAAACATGAAATCTTTTTCTAAATGTGTATATTTCTTAGCCATCTGAATCCAGAGTGGTTTAACTAATATCTCTTGGAATACAGATCTTAATCTTTCGATAAATTTGGCAAACCTTATCTCCTCCTTGTCCAATCCTTCTGCACCGTTAGAGTAGGGAGAAGTATTACCCCCGTCGGGTGTATGAAATCTAGAGGGCGGAACTTTCGATTCCTGGACAAACTTATCAAAGAAATATGATAAAGGTGCGGGATCATTAAGATTTGGTCCTTCTGTATTAACTGGCTCGATAGTAGGTGTACCGTTAACCCCAGAAGGCATCAGATAGTTCTTATAGAACTGTATCTTAGGTTTACCGTCTACCAGTAATTCTCCGCTATCATCATTTAGCTGAATGTCTTCCTTATAAATACTCATAAGTTCTCCTAAAGTCTGCATACCTTTTTGAGGAGATTTAGTACCAATAGGAACTGTCATCTTTAGTCTGAATGAAGAATTCATTACTGACCATATAATTCTGGTATATTCTATAATCCTTAGAATATTATAGGGCCTAATTAATCTCTCAATGTAACTTACTCTAGATATAGAGTTTCCCTTAGCGTATGAAATGTAAATTATTTGTGGATCGTAAAGTACTCTTCTCCTTTTTGGGTCCTGAGGAAATTGTGTCCAGGTATTAATAAAGGTACCGTCTATTTGTTTCTCAACCGATGGTACAATAGTAACAGAATCTAATTCTTTGAATCCTACGATATACTTACCGTCATCATCATATATGATCTCAAAGCATAAAAATCCATCAACTAAAAACTGTCTGAAGTATTGCCATCCTGTTATATCATCACTGAATCCCCATATATCATAAAGCTTCTTGTAATTCTCATATAACTCATCTTTAAGTTTCTCATTGATATTAGTTATATCAATAAAATCAGGGTATGCAAAAAAGTTAGCCGGATCATAAGATATAGCCTCATCGCATATAGTATCTAGTACCCATTCTATTTCGGGATTAAGCGAGAATTTTCTTAAATAATCTCTTTTACCCTTATAATCTTTATCGAAATATGAAATGAATTGTCTTGTAGTAATATCCTGCTTCGCTAATGTCCAAAGCATGCTTTCATCTTCTACATTAGCCTTATTCTTGTTTAAGAATGCAGCTTCAGTTACACCAACTGCTTGTGAATTTCTGATGACCATGTCATCATATTTCATACCAAAAGTGCTTAGCTTTCTCACCGATTCCCTAATCCTCTGTATAACAGGAGATTGGGATGGATCATTATTATCTACAAAACCGGCCATTTAGTATATTTTTAGTTATTCTAGTTACGAAACTCAAATTAATTTCGATTGGTATTCCTTATATATCCCTGCTATATCTAAGCCCTCTACTTGAGATTTTCTAAGATATGGTATTTTATACCAGTCATCTAGATCTAAAATGCTGATTTCCCTTATGAATGTTGTCTTAAATCCGAAGACTGAATACTCATATCCCGTACCCAAAAGAATTTTTTTAAGATTTATATTTGTTAAAGGCAGTGGGGTTATTGCTCCACCTTTTGTGTAATGATTTTGGTTTTTCTCTATGATGCTAGTAAAGTTATCATAGATCTTACCTAATATTTTCACTCTATATTCGGGAGGAGTTACTATTAAATCTATACCGGAGAGTATAATCCCATTTTCTTTTGTCTGGTAAGAATCAGTACATAGCACTATGGGATTTCTGTCTATAAACTTTCTTTTCTCTGTGACCTCGCTGTCTGTAGGATAGGGAAAGGAGTATATCTCGCCAGGGATAAACGGGGGTGAGAATTTCTTCTCCGATTTCCCGCCTTGGAAATACTTTTCTGTAAATATATCATCGGTATTCCTTACAAGATCTGCAATACTGGGAAATTCTTTTTTATATTCTAATACTAATTCTGAATAGGTCATCTACTTTTAAATAGAAATTTTTCATCGACCACACCGAATCTAAACCCTCTTTTTTCTGCCCATTCCTTTGCTGCTTTGAATTTTGCCTGATTTGTTATCCATACCTGCATACTGTGATTATATGACTTTAACTTAGCAAGAGTCATAGCTCCTTCGTAGATGGGCTTTTGTGTTTGTCTTTCGGGTTTTATTTCGATAATCCACTCTTGCTCTTCTTCAGATTCTTTGAGTACCTTTATATAGAAATCCACATTATAATCATGTTCTTTCTTATCCAGTGGATTGAAATACTTAATTGCTATAGGTTCGGAACTCCATTTTAATATAGAATCATTGGTATCGCAATAAACACAAAAACGATATTCCCAGGAAGACCTGTATATTATATTATGGAGGTCACCAATATACTTTTCTGGCTTAGATGGCTCAAATTTTCCAGATTTATAATCACCATTAGGCTTTACCTTCTTTATATCGGTCATTCGGATTAGGATTAAACGTTATAAGTGTTATCGTCACCAGTTATATAACTGAATGGTATCATCTTAGGACTTTTCGGAGGATGTAGTTTCTTCCATCCTTTTGCAAATCCATTCTTAGCTATTTGAGTAAAATAAGCAAATGGATTATTAGATTTTTCCGGATTGAATCTGTCCCAGTATTTACAAAGATCCTCCATAGCAAATGCCATGCAATCCTCTTTGTCTTCCGGATCCTTATAAGCCATTTTTTTAGATATACCTTGTATCATAAGGTTAAACATTCTTATGGTCTCGGGGGTAAGTTTACCCAATTTTTTTGATTCTATAACAGCGACAATAAGTTCACTATTTCTAACATATTCTTTTGCCATTAATTTTTTATATTTTTTAAGGTTGGTATTACTCTTTCTAGTAGAAAAAAGGTAAATTATTTCAAAAAAAAGAACGTAGCCTATTGTCTACGTTCCCTGATTGTTTTTAATACTATTTGGAGTCTTCTTTTGTATCTTCTTCCTCTTCTTGTTCTTCTTGTTCTTTCCCTGTTGGGGCTTTACTTAATTTTCCTGCGGAAGAATCTACGAATTTTTTTCCCGGTGCGTTCTGATTTTCTGCCTTAGGAGCAAAATAGAAGTTGCGGCTTAGTTTTTTTTTAAATCGTCTGCTTCGTCTAGGTTGTATCCAATTTCGTCATTTACTTCGAAATCGATATCACCTTCTGTTCCAGGAGCTTCAGCTAGATTCATAAATTTATCCAGAGAAGTTAAGTGTTTTTTTTCTTTCGTAGATTTTCCAGATTCGTTTACTGTTAGGTTGTAACCGTGCATATGATCTAATTTCATTCCGATCTCGTCGTCTTCGCCTTTAGGTGCTTTAGTAAATCCGTGTCCGTCTGCAAATGTTTTCAATAAAGCTTTTTGTTCTTCCTCGCTTAATGCAGATTTATTTAGATTTCTTGAAATCTCATCTGATTCTTTAACTTCACCGCCTTCTTCTTCACCTTTAGAATCGTCATTTTTTTCTGCTGCTTGACTTAAAGCCTCTTCTAAATCAGAAATCTCGTTAACTAAAAAGTCTGAAGTTTTACCAGTATCTAAAAGAATAGTGAATCTACCCGAAGATCCATCTACGGATATGATCTTCCCCGTTTCTCCTGATTCCTTAACCTTGATGTAATCCCCAATGTTGAATTTCTCATCTTCAGATAGGGTTTCGATCTCAGGAGTGATTTCAGCTTTATCTAATTCAATATTGATTTGATTCCATTTTTCTCTTAGTACTGAAAGTTCGCTATTAAGTAAAGAATGTGCGGTCTTCATTTCTTTTGAAGCAGCATATAATGGATTGTTTTCCATTAAGCTCTCAATTTTATTGATTTGATCTTCCACACTAGAAATATTTTCTAATACTTTAGTTCTGTCATTAATCATAATAGACTTAAGTTTTTGCTCTCCGTCTAAGAATTCTGTTAATCCTTCAGCGATATCATATCTTAAGTAATCCTTAACCATTTTAACTGCCTGAGATCCATTTACTTTGTAAATTGAATTCTCTCTCATTCCCTCGTTAATTCTCTGAAGATAAATCTCGTTATTCCATTTAATAAGGTTGATTGCTACTCCTTCGTAAATATTGGAAGTTATATTTTTAGCAAAATCTAATTCAACGATATTAGAGAAGTTTACATAAAGATTAAGGATATCATTAACTACCTGAGATTCATTAACAGCAAAGTGAGATGCTGATTCTAATCCTAATACTTTACCTAATTCTCCAACGCTTCTAAAGTTTAATTTTGATTTACCTAGGTAAACAGATACACTTTCATTTTCTTCTACTAAGCTAACATATTTCTTACCTAATTGAATTAGGATACCATTTTCGTTAATTCTAACATAAGATCTAACCGATGCGTTTACCAATCCGATATAATCAGATGGAACTGAACCAATTTCTTTTGTACTTAATTTTCTAAAAGATTCACCTTGAGCTTCAAATAAGCTGTTACCTATTGCAAAGATAGTCTTATCCCCTTCAATTAAGATCGGTGAGTAAATTCTGCCTACTTTTGATTCACCTTGAGCATTAACAGGGATTTCTAATTTTCTAGTATCAGCTGCTTCATTAACATTTAAGTAATTGATTAAATTTCTAACAACCGGATTGAAAGACCATTTAGTAATTTCTTTAGATAATAAACCAGAAGATTTACCTTCTGAAATTAACCAGTTGTTTAATGACTCGCTAAGCTCAGAATAAAAGCTATTATTTCCACTTTGCTTAATAGATTCTAAAACTTTAGAAACCTCTATCTCTCTAGCGAATTTAGTAGATTTCTCTTTTAATCCCTCAATCAAAGGTAAAACTGTAACGTCCCATTTGAATGATTCTAATTCAGCAATAAAGTTATCAATTACTGCAAATTCAGGTACGTTTTTATTTACGATGATATTTGCATATTGTTCACAAACAATTTTAACTTTAGGGTATTCGTATATAGAAAGACCTCTTAGATCGTTAATTGATTCTAAAACTCCTAGATTTTTTAATCCCTGAGCATCAACAAAAGATTTAGCGCTATCATCATTCGAAGCTAAATTATTTAAGCTTTCTAATAATGAATTGCTAGTATCCTCTTTCTTTTCGTTATCTAAATATGAACCAGCATTATTTAAAGATGGATTAGCTTTTAGTCCTCCCCATGATTCCATTAAAGATGATGCTGCTTTTTTAGAAGCCCCCATCTGTTCGCTCTTTATTGATTCCCAGTGATTTTTTAATTCTGGTGTTGCTTCTATATCTGAAGCTTGCTCGTTAAGAGCAGCAAGAACTTGGCTTTCGCTCATTTCAGATGATCCGTTAAGATAGCTTTCGCATATCTGTCTAACCTCTGGCGATTTTGTTAGTTCTTTTAGTTTTTTAACTTGGTTTATAAAATCCATGGTCTTTTGTTTTTTTAATCTTTTTATATATCCACGTTATGGATAGAAACTTTTTACTATATATTTAAACTGTGTCGAATTTTATCACTTACACACTAAGATTTCTAATTTAATATCTATGTCAGAATGTGTATTACAGAAAACTATGCCTCCTAGGTCTGAATATACCCCAGGTTTAGATAGAAGCCATCCCTCGTAAATTGAATCAGTAGCTGATATTCTTTTTCCCGAAAGCACCATTAATTCACCCATATAATATGTATTTCCCAGATAAGTCCATTCGAGATATTTTCTTGACTCCACTGTAGTTGACGGAAATATAGCTTTTACTCCTAAGAACGAAACATATCCAAGATCGTCTCCTATATCTGTTTGCTGAAGAAGAAAACATTTTCCTGCTTTTAATGTAACCCTACTTTTACTAAAAGATACGGTTTCTTCTAGGAGATCCCTCATATCTAGGTAAATTGGTAGCTTCATGCTATTACCCTCATCTAATACAAGGCTGCCTCTATAGAATCTGAATCCCGTTCCTTCGTCATATGGGCATATTATTGGTTTAGTTGCCATTTTATTAGTTAGCTGTTATTATAGTCAATTTAACCGTCTTTGACGTTGGGTTACTAAAGGATAGCCCACCATTTCCGATATTGGCTGGACCTGTGTGTCCGTATGTAGAGAACGGATCTAAATCCCATCCTTTCCAATGAAGATCTTTTTTTATGGCTCCGGTTAGAACCATAAATTTACCCATTATATTTCTGGAGTTTCCTTTATAGTCCCAAAATAGGATTCTCTCATCGGCTTTAGATTCTGGTAGATAATATGCTCTTGCTACTATCATTGATGCTTCTCCTAAAGTTCCTTCAAAAGAACCTGGGTCTATGTTAACAGAGTTTAAAGGTCCTATTGTAAAAGTTTGTTTCTGAAAATCTGAAAAATCTTGAAGTGGATGGAAAAAGGATGCAATGTCAAGATAATCTAAAGTATCAGCTTTTTGTGTAACCACCAATGATTCTTTTACAAATCTAAGCTCTGGTTTTTCGTTAAATTCTCTAAATGTAGCTTCTATTCTAAGTAAAGAATCCCTATTAATCGCTAGATTAGTATAGAGAGTATCGAATCCCCCTGTTGTTCCTGACATGGGGTTCAGCGGATATCCTGCAGATCCACCTGCTATTTGATTCCCGCCGTCGCTAAAAGCAGATCCCCCGTCAAAGTTATATGATGCTATGTCTTGATCTGCCACCTTTAAATTAATTTATTTTTGTCGGATCCATTTCAACCGCTGTGTTATATCTTCCTGCATTTAATGATTCTACAATTTCGCCAACTGGTTCCTCTGACTCGTTTGAATCACCCCCATCGACAACTTCACCTATTTTTTCTTCCAGTTCCTCGATTTTTTCCTCTAGCTCTTCGACTTTATTATCTAGTGCCTCCTCTATTTTTTCTTCGAGTATAGCTTCTATTTTATCTTCAGTTTCAGACTGGACTGCTTCATCAGTGGGCTTTATGTAATCAACCAAAGATTTAATAAACCCCAGAGCAACAATAGGTAGAATTGCTCCACTAACTATCGAGAGGACCCTTTTTTGATATATGAGATCCTCTTCAGTTAGACCAAATAATTCTATCCAACCCTGAAAATTAGCCAGGTGCGTGTATGCGTAATATGTGTTACCCATAGCTTGCATAAGGGTCAATAATATAAAAAGACCCCAAACTATACCCTTATTCATCTTTTCGAGTGTAATTATCGAAGCAAGTGAAGCTGCAGCACCAATCTCGAAAGCCACTGCTAAACTTACAGCTAACCAATCTGGATTGGATAGCTTAAAGAAGTCTATTACGTGTATTGTCGAGATTACTGAAACAAGTAAGTACAGTGTAACAAATGTACCTATTATAAAATAGCCCGTTGTTTTCTTTCCCATTATTTAGAATTTTCAAGTTTTTTAATTTCAAGATCTATTTCAGATTGGCGATTAACATCCATGATTTTTCTGTCCGTAGATTGAATCATTCTTTTTTCTGCTTTTAGACCTTCGATCTCAATAATCTTATTTAGCTCGTTTTTAGTGCAAAGAGAATCCATATAAGAGCTTTGGATTTTAGAATTTTTCTCTAGTCTATCTAGGTCTCTGTTTACTCCGCATTGTCTCAATAGGATGATAAGGGTTAAAAATAGGGTGATAGCCCAAGAATAACTTTTAATTTTTTCTATCGTTTTCATATAGCTGTTTTTATTTCTTTATATATATCTATAGTAAAATGCAACAAAAAACCGATCCTTAAAAAGAACCGGTTTTTATATGATTTTTTTTTGTTTATTAAATTATCCTAAAGAAACCCCTTGCATAGCAGCACCTAATTGCTGTTCGAGGTCTTTAATCTCAGAAACATCTTTCTTAGCATCATTTAAAGCCTGATCGAATGGTTTATATAATTCAATAAAGGTTTCAGCGCTTTTAAGTCCTTTACCTCTACCTTTAGAGATAAAATAATGACTTGCTTCTAGGGGTAAAGCAGACATATAAATAACCTGATTCTTTACTCCCTCTTTTTTAATTTTCTGAATTTGCTTACTTACTTCTCTAACCCCTAGAGCTTCAGTAGAATTCCATTCAGCCTCATTAGTCATGTAATCCTCATATTTAGCTAAAAGCTCTTGACTAAATGTTATTGCATAAACTTTAGTTTTAATTTCTTCCTTTCTAGATTTGATTTGGGATTCTAAAGACTCAACGAGATCCTTATCGATAGAAAAACCGCTCTCTTGGTTTATAGTATCGAAGTCAATTGAAGCAGATGCTCCGGGTCCGTTTTGAAGTTCTAATGTAGTTTCTTCTAATTTTTGCTTTGCCATATTATTTTTTTGTATTTATTTATTTTAGTTGTTTTTGTGTGATTGTTTCCTAATCAATAGAAAAAATATCAAAATCTACCCTATTGTCATTAAGATATGCTCTAAGAGGCTCCCTCAAATCTTTTGTCTTATATACTTTCGCAGGACCTTCTGGCCCAATATGGCAAAGAAATCCGTCCTGGGTCTCTATATTTGCTTCCTCCTCTAATATCAATCTATATAGACTAATCTGAATGGAATATTCATTATGATTGTTTTCATATAGATGAGAAAAAGGTCTAAGTAATTTTTTATATCTACCCTTGGGATGCTCGTCATGTTTAAAATCCCCGTTCGTTTTCCAATCTCCAATCAGTAAAAATGGCTTATCGTGTTCTTCCGACCAAAAAAGAAATGGCTGATCTATAGTTCCAGCTAATCTCCATCTTCTAGAAAATATTTTTAGCTCCGATTTAAGTGGCAATAAAACGCTTAGTCTTTTATCGTGGATCTCCATGAACTTTTCAATTCTTTCCCTTAATATCTCATCATCAGGAATAATTGGGGCTTTACCGCTCCAAAAGTCTTCTATCCATTTATGAACTCTAGTGCCCAAGCTATTAGCTACGTCCGCCTTACCCTGCCATTCATTAAGAACTACTGAAACATCAACACCTCTTTCGTCTGCCTTTCTTTTAGACCAATATTCCCTGTCAAAAGGAACTTTAAATGTTTTAAGAAATGTTGTTACTGAATCAAACTTTGAAGAGTTATATCTGTATACGTGTGATGGTTCATCGAAAGTAAACCCACGATCATCGAATATCTCTAGCTTTATCTCTATCTCTTTTTTAGCGCTTATTAGTCTAGAATCCATCAAAACAAATTAATTAGGTAACTTGCATTTGCTATAGTAAATACAAGTAAGAAAATTTCTAGTATAAATCTAAATATCCATATCCAGCTCAATTCTCTAAAAACGTATTGGTAAACTACCAGGTAGGACTCCTCGTCGGTTCCTTTAATTGGTTCTATCCATAGAGTTATTAGTTCCTCTATGTTAATAGCCTTGAAGTATTGATTTATGGGCTTTATCTCGTTCATAACAAAAGAAGGTCTTGCTTCTTTTGGTAGATCTGCAGAAAATAGAACCTCTGGGGGTAGATTTACCACAGTATAGATTCGGCCAAACCAATCTATTCTCATTCCCTTCCTTGTCCAGATTGGGGACTTTCCCAACTCTTCTTTTATAATCTTAAGATAATCCCTATATAATTTGATATCTTTATAAACTTTAAAAAATTTTAATATAGCTAGCCACATATTTTTGCTTTATGTTTTATATGAGAATTACACATTAATGTTTCCCCTCCATCTTTTTTTTGATCCTACCCCTTGCTCTTCTTATTCGAGTAGCGATAGATCTTTTCTTAATGCCATACTTTTCTGCTATGTCCTTGTATTTCATACCATTAATCTCTCTGTCAATCATAATATCTCTATAGGTATCAGGTAAAGATCTTATTTCATCTAAAACGGACTCATAAACAGAGTCAATGGTATTTTCCTCGCTAAAGAATCCATATGCTGGATCATCCTCAATAGTATAAAATCCACCTATTTCTCCTATTGTGTTTTTAGAAGAAAGGTACTCTAAATCACCATCCTCATGAGCTATTAATCTCTTTCTAGATTTCAGAAGTAATAGCGATTCATTTCTTGCTATGTTATAACACCATGTGGAAAAATTACCTCTCTCCATATCATATTGATCTATCTTTAGCCATATCTTGGACATGGTATTAAGAAAAGAATCCTCTGCTAATTCCATATTTTTTAGAATCAAAAAACAATGGTTGGATACACCAGGTTTAAGTCTGTTAAATAAATCACTGAATGACTTGTCTGTTTTATTTAGAATGAAATCCTCTGCTAATGTCTGAATGTTTGTCTCTTTAATCTCCTTTACTTCTCTGTGTTCTTTTTGCATATTTAGATTTGGTCAAATTGGTTAATTTTATATAATTCTATTCCAGCCTCTATTAGAAATGGAAGTGAATCTGGTTTTCTATAAACTTCTGAAAAAACTACTCTTTTTATTCCCGATTGTATTATCAATTTAGAACATTCAAAGCAGGGGGAAAGAGTTACATATATTGTAGATCCATCGGAACTTTGGGTACTCTTTGCAAGTTTTGTTATCGCGTTTGCTTCCGCATGAAGGACGTAGGGTAATGTAGCCATATTCTCATCCTCACAGATATTAGGAAATCCAGTTGGTGATCCATTATAGCCATCAGAAATTATTGATTTATCCTTTACCATTAAGCATCCCACCTGCATTCTTTTACAGTGAGAATTTTTTCCCCATGTATTAGCCATTTGTAAATAGATAAGATCGTTTTTCATTGCCTTTGAATTTTCCCCATATAATGGGCTTTTTTGAATGGCATCGGAATGATCCCAGGAAATGTCAAAAGTTTTTCCTATTTTTTTGACGCTCCAATTATTTATGCTAAGGAAATCTGGATTGGAGAAATCAAAATCTTCTGAAACTATTTCTCGTCCTGAATAATGTGATAGTATAGATAACTCCATTAGTTTATAATTTCTGCAAACATAATAAAATTGTACGAGGAAAAAAAATATTTTACGATATTTTTTAGATCCTTCTAGAATCTGGTCTAAATGGTTGATCTATTGCTGAAACTGTTAACGGTCCTTCAAGAAGTCCTGCTATTCTGGTAAGTGCATTTTTTATATCCTGCATATCACTATTACTTCCTAATCCATTATTACCAGATGCTGGTGTTTCTGATTTTTTATCGGTTCCAGATTTATCTGCAGCTGATTTCATTAAATCTGCGGATGGCTTTGTTTCTGCTGCCTTTGTTTCCTCTGGTGCTTCCTTATCTTTAGCTGCTTCTTTCTTTGCTAAAGGGTTAAGCTTTTTAACGTTATTTACTAAAGAAGGTGTTTCACCTATTTTAGATGCTGCCGAGGTTTCAGTAATCTTTTTACCGAGATCAGTTTTAGTTTCTTCCTTCTTTGAAAAGACCCCCTTTAATCCACCTTTCTTATCTATAACCCCTTTAAGAGCTCCGAGACCTTTTTTAGCAAATGGACTTGCAGCGCCAAGACTTTCCGTTGCTTTATCTGCAGCGGAAAATAAAGCATCCTCTGCGCCTCCTCCTATTTTAGAAAGTAACGAAGATACTTTAGTCTCTTTCTTAACATCCTCTGCGCCTCCTCCTATTTTAGAAAGTAGCGAAGATCCTTTAGTCTCTTTCTTAGGACCTTCCTCAGCACTCTTTTCCTTTTTCCTCTTCTTAGGATTTACTACTTCTTCAGATTTTTTAAGTTCATCGGTTTTCTCTTTAGTTCCAGAGTCTAGAGTATCCGGTAGATTTTCTAATTTAGAATCGCTCTTATCCGATTTACCTAAGACTTGCTCTGCTGATTTATCCTCCGATTTTTCCTTGCTAATAAGTGATTGCGTAGCTAGAAGTTTAGCTTTAGCTACCGCTAGCGAATTATAATAATCTTTATCCTTAGATAAATTCTTTAATATAGCGACCCATGTATTACTCCTATTATTTAGATCCTCCCCACTCAATTTATTTTTTATCTCGAGATCTAAAGCCTCTTTCTCAATCTTAGTAATCTCACCATCTATTCCATCCTTTCCTTTACCGATTAACGAATATAGGGTTTCTACGATCTCACCTGTAGATTTTCTTGAATTATCGTCTTTAGCATTATCCTGAGCTTCTTCATACTTCTCAAGCAATCCACTTAAATTCATATTTATGCCCTCGGAATCTATTAATCCCGGATCACTTGGATTACCAAAAAAGTTTAGACTACCTTCTTTGCTATTCTTTAAAAGAGAACTAAACTCGGGAACGTTTTTTAATCCTTCCATTAGATCCTTAACGTTAATTGGGATAACACCAGCACCCTTTGGTAACTTAACTACCTCCGGACCATTTTCACCAACCAAATATTTGCCTTCTTTCTTAGCAACCCCACCTTCCTGAAATGCTTTAATTATTCCCTTTAATCCCCCCGCGATATTACTGAAATCCTTATTTGGCCCTTCTCCGCCTTTAGAAACAGATCCTTTTGCCATTTCTGCTATTTTTCCCATAAGTGGGCCTTTCTCGCCAAGTAGTCCACTGATAGCTTTGGTAAGATCCTTTATTGCTCCTTCACCCTTCTCACTTTCTTTAGGATTAGCCGTAGAAGCCTTATTAGAGGTCGTAGCTGACTCCTTTTCGCTTTTTGTAGATTTATCCGTTGATGATATAAGGGACTCTGTAGCGGAAGTATTTTTCTTAATAGACTCAGCTAGAGAATTTATATTCCTGCCAAGGTCGGCTATTTGGGAAAATAATTTTTGATTAGGATCTGCCATTTAATTTGGTTATTATCTCTATATATTTCTTAATAAGATTACTTACCAAAACTAAACAACTCTTTGACCCCGCTTTTAGCTTTCGCCTCTGCATTTTCAACTTCTATGGCATCATTGAGCTTATCTATCCATATCTGATATTCGTAGAAAGGTATGCTTTCTATCCAATCAGGATCCAGACTATGCTCCTTCCATAATCTAAACTTGATATCAAAGAAGTTCTCTAAAGATATCTGAAATAACGAAAAGAGATCTGATCCCGTAGGGAAAGTTTATTCTAGCGGTGACCTCCATATCACCGCATACTGGGCACTTTTGTTTTACCTCTAGCTTCGTTCCCACTTTGATTTTCTGAGCAAGCTCAAAATACAAGCTAAATTCTTCTTTGGTCCAATAATCGCTTTCTCTCATTCTGGAAAGGATCCTTTGGAAATTTAGATCCCTCCATTCGCTAAACATGAAAGGCGCTATATCAAGAAATCCATCATCAATATCAATATTTTTCTTAGCACATTCTGTTATGAATGAAGTTATTTCCTGGGTTACCCCTATACTAGGAATGTATAGTTCAACAGTCTTATCAAGTTTTTTAATGGTAAAAACAAAACCTCTGGTCTCTTCACTATAATACTTAGCAATATTTTCGTCAAGTTCATAAGAACTTAGTACGCCAGTTCTGAGTTCTATACCTTCATTGAAGGGACATTCTGGTGTTTGGTTGCATGATTTTTGCGGCTTAAGGATAATAGAGTTCTCGCCTTTAACGAACGTAAGATCTCTAATAGCCATGATTATAAAGAATCTATCTTCTTGCTTAAGATCTTTATAAGAAACCACCCCTTCTCCCGAAAATTCCATCCGAGAGCATCGATCTATTATGTGAGTTAATTTTTCCTCTATGTCCAATTGATCATCTTCATCGATTGTGGAGAAATGTCTTATCTCTCTAACCTCAGCAGCTCTAATAGCAATTTTAGTTCCGTCCGGATAATATTTACCTTCCGATGGTAATATCCCAACCGGTATATTTTTCCAACCCATCTCTAATGATATAGGTTTATTTACACTTTGAGCTTTACCTAAGGAAGCTAATTGTTGATCATATTGTATCTGATCGATCTTTGGTTGAACCGGTTGGGGAATAGCCTGCTGAACTTGTTGTTGAATTTGTTCAGTTCTAGCGGATAGCTCCTGTACCTGCGACACCACATTGGTTTCCTTTGCAATAGGCTGGGGATCATCATATTCTATACCCCCCGCAATTTCCTTTCTCTTAAGAATCTCTTCTGGTGAAATATTATTATCCATTATTTAATCGTTTTTCTTATTATATAACAAAAAACAAAAAAGGAGACAAATTAATCGTCCCCTTTTGCATTTAATTTAAAATATATTATTACATAAACAAATCTTCCCAGTAATCACATATCCATGATGTGGTTACAGTGTAGATAGCTGGATTTTCGTAATCTAACTGCATATCATTAATGGCAGTACTGATAAAGCAAGAAGGTATTCTAATTCTTCTAAAAACATCCCCTCTTTTATTAAATATCGAGATAACCATAGAACCAACATAATCGCTTTTAATACCCATCGCACCTGTTAGTGGATTGTATATTAAGTCGCTCCATTGTCTAAGTATCTTATAAACACTCATTGAATTTACGTCATTTAAGTTAACCTCAAATTCCATACTTAATGTCATATCACTAGTAGTAGGCTCACCTGCAGCATATCTTCTTTGAGCAAACTTATAAGTTTGTTCAACGTTCCCGTTTGCTAAAATATCTACGGCCAAACCAGTTATAGATTTAACCTGCTGAGCTAAAATTGATTCCCCTTTAAAAGTCGTGCTAGCATCTACTATTCCCGACGGTGGCGTGATCAAAACCTCAAATTGGTTAAGATATACCGGTTCGTAGTTGTTTATCGCGGCTTTAGAGTTTGTATAATGTGGTAAACCTGCCATTTATTTTTTTATTTTTTTATAAGAATAAATCATCCCAGTAATCAACTGCCCAAGTCATATCATCTATTTTAAATATATCAGTTGAGGTGTAATTAAGATTCATTTCACTTATTGCCTTAGTGGGATAGCAGTCTCTGCATGTTATTCTTCTGAAAACGTCTCCTTGTTTATTAAAGATAGAAACTACGATAGTACCTGTATAGTCATTCTTAAGACCCATTGCTCCTGTTAATGGATTATAGATCAAATCACTCCATTGTCTCAATGTTTTAAAAACGTACATTGAGTTGTCGTCATTTAAGTTTACTGTGAAGCTTAAACTTAAATCCAGATAGGTATTATCAGGTTTAGCTCCAGCATAATTTCTTTTAGCAAACTTATACTTTTGAGTAACTAGTCCTGGGTTTTTATCTAAGGTAAGTCCACCAACCTTTGACACGTGCTGAAGAAGTATCTCTCCACCAGCAACAGCAGAAGGAGGTATAATAGTAACCTCAAACTGGTTCAGATAAACAGGTTCGTATTTGTTTATTGCTGATAATGAATTTTGATAATGTGATAGTCCTGCCATATTCAGTTTATATTTATCTTAGTTGCCTAAAAGGCTCCAATTCGCATTATACGAATTGAATAAAGCCTCCCGCTGCTATACCACCTGTTCTGGTAACAGTAATTCTATTTATGAACTTCTGTATACCTCTAGCAGGTTCGATGATAACGTCTATGATTCCCATATTCATATCAATGATTGCTGGAGTGTTATTAGAAGCATCCATAACAGTTTGGTAGTTGTATATTCCACCGCCTGCTCTAACGCCATCTAGGTAGTTATCAACTAATGTTTTAATTTCAAGTCTAATTGAATCGTCATTAAAATCAAATAGGTAGTTAGAAAGAATTGACTGAACGTCTGTTTCGATACTTATTAAAAGGTCTCTTACGTGAACTAAGTTGAATGCAGAGTTAACTTGTTGATAAGCAGTTTGGTTACCAAAGATAACTACCCCAATCCCTCTTCTTTTGATGATCGGGTTAATACCGAATGGTTCAAGATTTCCTCTGTCCTCATCGGTAAAGTCATATTCAACACCCACGATATTACCGCCTCCGCTTAGTATACCTCTTTTTTGACCTGCGATAATTGCATAAGGTTCTCCAGTAGCAAATTTTCTAACAAAGTTATTAGATACCATAGCAGCTGGTGGTACGTTTATATTTCTATTAGATTCTCTGATAGTGATATAAGGAGCGTAGAATGCAGCAAATTTAGATCCCTCTGCTTCACTAGGTAAACTGAAAGTATATGAAGGATTTAAAGATAGGTTACCCCCGTCAGCTATATAAGCAGTATTTAAACTTGGATAAGGATTAACAGCTGTAGGTGCGTTGGTAAATCTAGGATCCGTACTCTTCTGAAACTGTTCCATAGAAGGCGCATTGATAAGAGCAAGCGATTGCTGTCTAATCATTGCTAATCTACTTAATTGATATTTAGAGTTAGGTAAAATTTGTCCAGAGAATGTATCTACTACGTATCTGAATGATATAACGTCCTTAGAAGCTAATGTCTGAGCAATATTTGTATCATACATAACATCTAGTATGGTAGAAACCCTAGCATCAGTTCCGTTAGGTCTATGTGATTCTTTCATGGTAAATCCAGAGAGATAAGTGAAATCAAAAGATCTTGTAAATTGAGATATCGATGAGAATTTCTGAACTCTTGACATATTACCATTTCCTGAATAATAAAGAACTGGTCTAGCACATGTTGCTTTATAGGTTCCTGATGTAGTCGTAGAAGCAACTTTAGTGATCTTAGCTAATCTGCTTTGTTGATTGCCTGTTTCAGGTACGCAGATGTCAAGGTCAGTACATACTACCAAATCTCCAACCGACATAGGTACGTTTCCGTTTGCATCTTCTGTTATGTAGAATGATGTTGTGTCTATTCTAGTACAATCTACGAATTCATTAATCGATCCCTCTTGAGAAATTATATCGAATTTTTGCGATGATACCGCAGTACCGATATTATCAGAAGCATATGTTGCAGCGAATAATGCTATGTTATTTATAGTATTACCAGCTAAAGAAACGTTTGTGTGGGATCTTGTGTTAACGTAGTTGAATTGATCCCTATCTACTGTGTTTTCGAAAGTAAGGTAATTTACGCTTGTTCCCGCAGAGTTTAGCCAAATAATATCTCCGTCCATTATTTCGGTATATTTAACATTCTGGAATAATGTTGATGCGTTATAAGCTTGGAGAACTCTTGAGGTTCCAGTTGTAGCATTCGGACCGGTTACCCCATTAGGCGTAGGTACGTTGCTAACTAAATCTAGATAATCTGAATTACCGAATTGATAAGCGCTAGTGTAAAAAGGTTTAGCACTTCCTGAAGCTCCTGTATTATATGAGGTTACCTTATAAACAGGAGATACTGTTATACCTTGAGATCTATAGTAAGATGTATCTAATGGATGGCTAAAGAATATTCTAAGCTCGTTATTAACGTCTTTAGTTCCAGTAACTTTAAGTTTAACCAAATCATGTAAAGAGAATTGGTTGATTAATGCTCCAGTTGCACCGGAGATACCTTCAACTATACCCATTATGTATTTCTGGTCATCCGAAGAGTTAACAGTTAAGAAAGATTTTAGCTCATTCTTCTGTGTTGCATTTAATAAATAACCCGCAGTTCCACCTGTTCCTGATGTTTGGAGATAATGTAATCCCGCGTCATAAGCAGAAGAATCGTAAGGAGCAAAAGCTTGGTAAACAACTCCTGCTGTTGTACCTGCGTTGATTGCGAATAAAGTACCTGCTTTCATACCGGATGTGTATCCAGTAGCTCCTGTAGGACCCGCAAATCCACCAGCTCCAGTAACACCTATTACATTTTGTGTGTAAAGGTAATCTGCAACTAATGCCTGGTCATAACTTAGGAAGTTAATTGTAGGATTAGCTAAATCCCTGTCTCCCGATAATTCATCAATCAGGTGATTACCTACTAAATCTATTGTGTATGGATTAGTACAAATATTATCAAATGCTTCTTCGTCAATAGCACAGAATAAACCTGTTGCTGGCGAATTAGAATTTACTAAGGTTTGTATGTATTGATTAACACCATTAAGATCCACGAAGTCTGGAATTATACATCCTGTTACTGAGGTAACTATATTAACATCCTGTTGGCTAAGGAATGAATCAATTTGGCTTTTTATGAATCCGTTATTAGTAAAGTAGCTAGACCATTTTGGATCTAAAGCTAAAGCTGCATAATTTGTCCAATCCCCAGATACTGCTATTACATCAATGAAATAATCTGAAATATAGTCGTAAGGGTGCATGAAAGTAGGAACGTTATTAGCTCCATACCAATCTAGTGCAAAAATATCAAAACCTTTTAAAGGTTTTGAAGAGTCAGTAGACTTTCTAGTAATCACACTGATAGGGGTTTTACCCAAGTTAGTTAAAGCAAATAGCTTTCCTGTGTCAGGTGTACTTAATGTAGCTAAGAAATATTTTGTATCTGCGTACCAGAATCTTTCTTTATTATAGTAAGATGAATATAACTCAGAAGTTACCACTCCGTTATATTGCTCGGTATCAAGAGAGTATGCTCTATATGTAACCTCATCTGCACTTCCAGTATCTGTGTCATTATTAAGCTTCAATAAATTTAAACCGAAAACCGGTCCAGTATTTAAACAGGTTAATATCGATCGGTGGAAGAAAGACCCCTTATTTTCTAAGGATCTATCAATGTCTCCAAACACAGAGATCATAGTAGTAGGATCAGGAATGTATACAGGAGTATTGAAAGGTCCCTTATTAGAGAAACCCACAACCAATCTAATCGTTTGAGATGTTAGGATAACGCTTTGTGACGCGTCGAATTCAAGAGTATAAACCCCTGAGGCTTTAAACTGTGAATAGTCTATTTTAACCTTATTTGCCATTATTTTTTAAGATATTTTTTGCTTCTTTACTATATATCGAAATAGAAAGTAGAATATTAGATCAATTGAATCTTCAGAGCAATTTATTGAAATCACCATAGCTTCTTCCATCTTTAGTCAAAGGACCTTTGTTTCCGTATCCGTATTCATCATTTTCTGTTGCAATCCCAGCTTCGAGCTTTGCTGTTATTAGTTGTTTGTATTCATTGTCAAGTTCATCAAAGACATCACCGACCATTTGGTTGAAATCATATCCATCAAAAAGACCCGGTAGATTCACTAAAGTCATTGCTACGTCATCATGTCCGGTCTGGCTAGAATATGTTCCCCTGTTATTAAGACCGAATGTAAATAGTTCAGGAATTGTCCATTTCTTATCATTTACTAAGATTTTACCCTCCCTTATTAAACTTCTAAGAAGTTCACAGTACTTCATCTTGTTTTTTTCATTGTATTTAATACCGGGTTTTAGAATCCGAGCAGACTCTGAGTGTTTTGTAAATAAAAACATCTCATCATAATAATCATCATCAGTCATTAGTTTTTCATAAAGCAATTCACCCTTAAAATTCATCTCAATAGCTAATTTAGTTCTATCTATGCTTACAACTTTTACTAATCCTCTTAATAGCTTAACCAGCTCCTCTAATTTTATCTCATTATCTCTAAAAACCCCAACCTGTACAAGTCCGAAGAAATCCGACTCATCTTCAAATTCCTCTATTGCTTCTATTACTTTTTTAGGTAAGGGGGTAACCTTGAATATATTAACAACAGTAAAATCACCTTTTATTCCTGCGCTTATATCAACAGAAAAAACGAACTTCTTCCCAGGGGAATTTGCGTTATCTAAGTTAAACTTAGGATGCCATAGGAGTTTTTCGTAATTAAGACTTTCCTCGTAATGTAAGCAATCTATCTCTCTCCATTCATATTCAACTTCATTAGACTTAATTTTTTTAAGCTCATTGGAGCCTAAAAGTAAAGATGAAGAGCTTAAGAATTGGTTACCGTATTCCTGATTGAAGAGTTCCTCGCTTCCAAGGTTACCTATTTCCAGTTGTTTCCATGCTTCGTCTCTTCCTGGAACTTGCCACCAATCAACCCTTATTGGATTAAAACTATTCTCTCCAGTGAGAGCACCCTGGTAAATCTCATAGAATTTATTCATTCCATTCGGAGTGGATGTTATGATTATTCTAGATACCTTTGATGATGATACAGTAGGATACGTAGATCTAAAGAATGCTTCAATAAAGTTAGTATTAATATGAGCAAACTCATCCATATAAAGGAAGTGTATAGTAAAACCGATACCTGATGTTTTAGTTGTAGTTTTAGCTAGAATTCTACATCCGTTATCAAATCTCATTGACATCACGTTATTAACTATCATTCCTGGTTTAAGAAAGAACGGAAGGCCTTTTATAATCGCCTTGATCTTATCCATTAACTCCTCTGCAGTATCGCCAACATTGGCTAGAATCATCGCATTTTTATCATGATTGAATAAGAGATACCAAACAAGTATAATAGATGAAGTTATCGAGTTATGCGACAATATATTATTCGTATAATATCTATGGTCTGGGTGATCTATGGATAAATCCACCATAGAAACAGGGATACCAGTATTTTCTATATACTTAACTCTAGAAGGACCCGTTCTTGTCATTAATAAATCTCCAGGATTTAATTCTTTTACCAAAATCTCATTGTTGTTCTCATCAAATAGAATATGTATATCGGCACAATCTAAATGATCCCCATTTTCAAGTTCGATAAACCAAACATCATAAGGCTGGGTTTCTAAATACTTGAACGCCTTAACGTAACCGCTATCTGATAAAACCTTAGTGCTTATATCATACTCAGCTATTATCTTTTTATCCGGATCATCTTGGTCAAGATCCAAATGTGAAAACTCATAGGTCTCTATTAAACTTATGAGTTTAAGTATGGTTTTTTTGAGTAATCTTTTTATTTTGGACTTATGTTTTTCCATATATGAAATCTATACATTTTTTTATTTCCCCTCTAGAATCTTTTCTGTAATCTGATTCCCATATAGTTAAAACTTCGTAACCGTGATTATTTGCAGCATCTATTTTGGATTTATCATATTCCCATATATCATTAGCAGAAATCATTTTTACCCTATTTATATATTCGGCTTCATATAACTGAGGATTGCAGTGCCAATAATCACCGTTAAATTCTATTATTTTTTTAATAGTATTAAATGTTAAATCATATTTATATGCATTTCCATTCTTAGTTTTTATGAACTTTTCTTTTTTACCATATAGTATACAATTATCAATTTTTAATAATCTTGTAATATCAATTAAGGTCAGTATTAATTCATCAGCAATCATAGATCTGCCTCCTCCTATATGTGTATTTTCGTTAAATACTTTAGATTTCCACAGTTTCTGCCTATCTAACCATATTTTTTTACCCTCAATTTCTCCATGGTTTTCTATACATATATCAAGTGAAAAAGTTTTTTGTTTCTTTGAAACTGTTAAAATTGCATCCTCCTCGGTCATGCCTTTATTCATCCAGTATTCTTTTTTTACCCACGACACAACCTTAGTTTCCATTAATTTTTCAGCCGCTAATTTCTTGGCAGATTCAATTGATATATTTGGATCCTTCTTTAGGTAAAAATCTGGGCTAAATGGGGAAACAGATCTTCTTTTCTCGTCAGTGGTCTTTGATTTGTGCATTGGATTATTCTCGCCAGAATATAAATTACTTAATCTAGCCCGATGTTTGGGTTCTCTCATTCTAGCACCTGCATTTTTTGAACCGGCAGTTATTGAAGATGTTAACTTCTCTGACATGGTCAAAAACCCAGGGAATAAAAGTTTATATGATTCTGCATTGTGCTCAGGATGATATTTTTTTAGGTGCTGCCCAGTTACAGAACCAACGGGGGATCCGCATATCTGACAGATCACGTAATCAACATTTATTATTCCTGACTCTAATAACTCATTTTCTTTTTTCTTCCTGTCATGTTCAATTCTACAATTTTTGCTACAGAAATGAGATATATTGGCTCTTGTTAGATATTTTATATCGCAATATTTACAGACTTTTTCTACTTCCACCCTTTGTTTCATAATAATATTTATATATTATATATCGCCAAGTCAAAAAAGTTACAATAAATTATATAAATAATATAATAAACTTTTACATTTTTCTAATATTGTTATATTATTTGATGGTTTTAGCTTATTTATTGCTATATTATTGCCATTTGTGTCAATTATCTGGCTATTATTTAAAAGACATTTACCAACCTGTCTAGGGGCTAGGAATATATTAAATCTATTTGCCTGATATTCTCTAAGTACAGAACTTTGATAATCCCTAAGCTTGATATAATTTAAACCCTCATCTGTCATTACCTGGCAGTATTTAGAGAAATATGTAACATCTTCCGCACATTTTCTCATCTCGAGAATCTCTTCGTTAGTATACTCCCAAAGTATATTTGGTTTTTTTAGATCAGGATTTCCGTCATGAAATGGGTTATCCACTTCTTTGTAATCTAATCCCTCTTCATCGATTTTTCTAAGAAGTTCATTTACTCTTTCTGTGCTCCAATAGCTACTTTCTGATTGGGCTTCCTCTTTTTGTACTGCTTCTGAAAACATATTATTCTATTATATCGTCCTCGATAATGAAGTTGCTTTGATCTTCCTCGTCGTCTTGCGGACGGAATTTATCATCAATCAATTTTTTTTCTCTCGCATTAACAACGGAGTTAGGATCAAGTTCTATAGGTTTAACATCAATAACCTCGTTTCCTAGTATATCTCTAAGACCCTCCATTATACCTCTTGTTCCCCTAGATCTTATACCAGCTCCATCCGTATTAGAAGGATAGAAACTATTACCCTCGCCCGTCTGATTTTGGTCCATAACTACTCCACCTGAATGTTTCTTTACTTCAAGTTCTGCATTTACCCTTTTATAGCTCTGCTCCATTTTCTCAAGGTAAGCCTGATAATCCTTGGGCATTTGCATTATTTGAGATTGAAGCTGAGCAAGCACCTCAAAAATTCTAGGATGCATGTTTCCTAAATCTATCTCTTCTAGTAATTTAGTGATCGCATGTTGAGCAGATTTCATCTGAAACATCATCGATGAAACGTTCATAGCATCAACTTTTTTCTTAACATCAAGAAATTCTACGTGCCCGTGAGCGTCAGGATCTACATAGAATTTTGCTACTGAATCCATTAAAAATCTGGCCTCTGTTAAAGCACTGAGCTTCTCGTCGGCAAAATTCATGAGTTCTGATGTTTTTAATCTCGGAAGGTCTCCAGAATCTAAAGAAATTGAATCCAGAGATTCTTCCATTATTATGGCATCTAGATTTTCTTTTATTTTCTCCTGTATTACCTTCTCTGGTTTAGGTTTTCTTCTTGGCATATTTTATCTGTTTCTAGCGAACTTAGGTATGTTCAGCAATGGTTTAGCATTATCAATTATGTGTGCTAGTTGCGAATCCCTTACTGTGTTTTGATTTAAAACAGTAGATTGGGTATCAACATCTATCATATTTTTAAATAGTCTTATATTACTTAGATATATCGGACCTGTGAATATTTTATAGGCATTTGTTTCTGTTCCATAGAATGGACTTGCTTTATCTGTGTTAATATTAGAAGGTGCGGCAAATAATATAGGCTCAGTAAACATTCTAACTTCCTCGTGTAGCTTTTTTAATTTACTAGATTGCTCGTTCGGATTAACAGGATCGTAGGTCATCCCCCATATGTTAGCTGCTATCTGTTTATATGTATTAGAAATATTAACAACTACGCCATACCATTCCCCGTATTCTGGTGTAAATTGTAAAGGAGAATTTATGATCATACTATTAAGTCTTATAACCAAGCTCCCCTGGTCTAAGAAAGGATTAGTATTTTCGTCCATTACTCCTGAGTGTATTAGATCTACTCTCATACCCTTCATGTCAGAATTAGCGTCTAAATAAAGACCGCTTATTAAATTTCTACTTTGTGCTTTTTGTACTTTCCAAACTATAGTTCCCTCTGAGAAAGTGGTTGAGTTATTTTTGACAGTAAATCTATACTCGTCAATAACTGATAAAACCTCATATCCACCAGAGTGTAGCTTATCAGCTCTTATTGCAACATAGCCTTCGGGATTTGTAGCATAGGTTTCCCATCTTTCTAATCTATGTCTATTGGGATAAGTACTTAAATATAAATAATCAGAATCAGAGTTCTCTAGGGTTGCATTTAATATCGGATAACCTCTTTTAGTCATCTTTGTGTTATCGTAGAAATCTCTTAAAGTGAACCAACAAGTGTATGCTAATTCCTCATTATCTCTTAATAAAGGAAGTGACTTATATCTAACAGCATTCTTATATCTGCTAGGATCGAATATAAATTCAGGTGTATCAGAAAAAGCTTCACTTAGATCATAATAGTTATTTAAAACTATTGTCCAGTTATTATTAAGATCGTATTCGATTATCGGAAGATCATTATAAACATAAGATCTGATAGGATCCTGAGACATCTGTGTTATTGTGGTAGCGTACTGTTGTGGCTTAGAAGACTTTAGCTCCTCAGATTTAACTTCTTCTCCGAATAACTCCTGAGTAGTTACCGCTATTCCTTCTAGTTCCTCCTTGTATGCAGGATCTTGAAAATATGTATTACTTCTAGGACTGTATTTCTGTAGCTCTATTTTAAAATAAACCGGAGCATTCATGAAATCCCTGAATAAATAAGTTGAATTTATTTCGTAAATTCTATTAGTTATAGGGAAGTAAAGAATATCTCTCTTTCTAGGTTGTGATCCTTTACCAAATATGCTTTCAAAATATTTTCTATCTATTTGAATTTCAAAAGGATTTTCAAACTGAAGTCCAAAAGGATCATAATTTATTTTATTATCAGGAAATTGATTTTGGGGAACTAGTATTTTAACACATTTCTCATCAACAACATTGAAAAGAGTGTATTCTCTAAGAATAACATCTTTACCCCTTCCCTGAGGCTGTACAGAATAATAGTTTGCTTCTAATCCAAAAACTTTATTAACCATCTGGCTTAAATCCTGATAAAGATTTAAAGCTTTATTTACTGCATAAGGATTGAATGTGAAATTACAATCACTAAATATAACGGGTCTAGTTGAAACCTCATTAGAACATATTAGTGCAGGTTTTGATATAACTTTCTCTGGTGTAGGAGCATATTCAAGATCAAGTTCAAATTGAACTATCACTATGCTAGGATCTATTGGTTCGTCTGTATTATAGATTAATGTGCCATCATCATTGACAAGGACAGAGGTAAATCTGAATTCGGGGTAGAACTTATTATTGGGATCTAAAGTTATTTCAAAAAGATCCGAGAATTCGTTTGTTAATCCTCCTAAAGCTGTTCCTACATTTGTCCAAAGAGACCATGTTTTTCCGTCTATGCTATATCTGAAATCTATAGCGATATCATCAGCATCTAATATAGATCCCGAATTATTACTGTTTCCTGTATCAATTATCCATCCCTTAAATTTAGTGACATATGTAAATGGATTATCCCACGATAGAACCCTATAATTACCTATATACGTGAAGTTTAAGGCACTATCTAGCTGTTCTATTCTGGTATTATAGTAATCAATGCTATCGCAAGGCTTGTAGTAAGTTTTGCCCTCTATTACAACTGTGTGATATCCTTCACATCCTATTTGTAATGCTCTAGCTTTTGCAGATTCTGGGGTAGCAAAAAGATTATCTACTGAAGATTTTTTAATCTTATCAGTATTCTGCAACCCGTCATGATATTTATATCTTATATCGGTAAGATCGTATTGCTCCCCGCTTCCGTTATAAACTGGGGTTCCTTTCTTAGGAAACTTGTCCTCTGGGTTAAAACTCATTATTTAGTGGATATCTTTTCTTTATATATCCACTTAAATAAATAAGAGAAGCTTAGACTTCTTCAGAAGTCCATTCGATAACGGATTGAAATACACGTTCTGGTGTTATTGATTTAGTACATTCAAAATGTCTATCTGTGTCCTTATGCTCAGGACACCACAACCAATCACCTCTATCGAACTTATGTTCAACTTTATTGAAGCATCCATGGCAAACATCGGTGTTTATTATTCTGAGAGTTTTGTCAGAGAATTCACAAAAGGGTTGGGTGAAACCTGAGATCACAACAACGGGAACGTCTAAGCCCCAGGCCAGCCACGAAAGACCTGAACTTACACCAACGAAGAATTCACAATTAAGCATATCGCTTATTCTGTCCTCTATTGGCCTATCACCAGTTCTATCAATCACATTAGAAAAATGATTTCCCTGTTTATGAATTACAACAACTTCATATCCTATACTTTTAAATAGATCAATAAGCTGCTGCCATCCTCCGGGATAATTCCAATGTTTTGCAGCAGCAGTAGATTCTGTTCCGATACAAATGTATTTTTTATCCGAAGGGGTTTCATTTATTGCTTTCTTTAATCTTGGTCTGATCTCACCGATATATTCTAGTCCTAATATATCTGATGCAACTTTCTGCAGCGGGCATAATCTAGGATCAACTTTATGATGATTAATATCGGTTTCTTGATACCATCCAATTCCAACTAAAACGTCAATATTATCCTCTCTATATCCTGGGTGTTTGAATTTAAGAACATCATATTGTCCTTCGAATAGGTGATTCCAGAAAGTAGTGATTGTTATATCCGAACAGTTATGAACCTCTGCGAATCTATTAACATAAGGGACCCAAGCTAAAGTGTCACCAAGTGAACTGCTTTCTAAAGAAATTATCACTTTACCCGATCTTATCTTTTTAAAAAGGTTGAATTCATGAACCTGCTCACCATTCTTGTCATAAACAAATATCGTTACATCATCAATCCATCTTCTGTATGCGTAGCAGAAATGACCTGTAATTATCTGGGAAGAGTATATTACAGAACCCGATGCGTCTTTTATATGTACTGTATACGGTTCAACATTAAAATCTCCAAAGTCTATAGTTACTTTAGGCGATTGATCAAACTGGGCTCTTATCTTTACCTTATGTTTAAATATAGGGTAATCTGACTTTTTTACGTCATCATAGATAGCTATTGATTCCTTGTGTATCTGCATTGATCATTTATTTTTTAATAAACCCGAGTATTTCTAAAATCTGATAAATATTCTTCGAATCATCATCAGTCATATAATAAGCATCTTCGTTGTTATTATATGAGCCCGAATAGGTTGGTAAATCCCTAAATAGTACAGGGGTCTTCCAAGAAAGCGATTCCTTTATGCATAGAGGATTTAATTCTATAATTGAATTAAAAACAAATAAATCTGCAGCTTGATAGAATACATCAACATCATTTCTTTCCCCCCAAATAGTGCAATTTCCAGGTAATTCATCCATTAGGGGTTTCCAATAATTCTCAAAATTAGAAGCTTGGTTTCCTACGAAATGAAATTGTATAGGGAAATATTCAAGTAGTCTAGCGTACTTAATAAGCTCCCCCTGATTTTTACCAGGTGTAAATAATCCAACATTTATAACATGTTTTTTAGAGTGATCTAGCCCTAGATATTCTATAGAATTATTTTTGTCTGGTTTTTTAATTTCAATCGGATACTCTAGTAGTTCGCTAGGGATTCCTAGGATTTTGAATTTTTCATCTATCCATTTAGAAACCATGACAAACTTATCTGGTTTATAAATTTTGATCGTGGGATCGAATTGTGAACTATGACAGGTCTCACATATAACATAATCCCTTTCTGGCCGATAAATGTTCTTTAGAACTTCATTATCAACAAATGTTTCGGGTAACTCTTCGAAATGTACCACATCAGGTCTTATCTGTTCTATTATTTCTATTAGCCTTTTCTTATCGTCACCAAGAGCTATAAACCTATCACCAAGAATTGATATAACTTTATTTCTCTGGACAACATAATGATCACCATAGAAACTGTATTCCACACAATATATCTCAGCAGAGTCGTTTAATGACTCTATCTTCTTTAGTAGATATTGGGGAAGTCCTCCGGTAGAAAAATGTGGGGAAATATAAAGTATTCTCCTTCTATTTTCCATATTGAGTATTAACCTTCTTTTGTAAATATTCCGCTTTCGAAATCAAGTTTTCCGTTTCCGAATTGGTCAGTTACTTTTTTCTGTAAATCTGATTCCTTTAAAGAGATATCTTCTGCATAATCATAAAGAGAATTAATCTCTGTCTCGATAATTTCTAAATCTTTTCTATGAAAAGCTGCTTCGATGTTAAGTCTTCCTACTCTAACAACGTTTGCTGTTAATTCGTCTCTTAATTTCTGGATCTCCATTAAGAGTTCTTCTGGTAATTTAATTTGTTCTGACATATCTTATTTTTTTATTTTATAGTTTTTTATCTGAAGAAAGTTCCAAATTAACTGATTAAAAAATTAGCAAAAGCATTAATGTCAGTAAATGATTGATTTTCTATAGTACATGATAAATTAAGATAAATAATACCTTGATTTAATCAGACATCACCTAAATCTCCAACATTTTTCACGCCTACAAGTAAACCATCTTGAAAATTTAAAAAGTTAGTATTAGATTTACCATCAAAAATTGGTATATCACCAGTATACCCTTCCTGCATGATAGGTTCTGGTGTATTATGTATAGTTCCGTTAAAACCTGCACTTGTAAGAAATGCATTAATATCTTCAAATCTTCGATCTTCTACAGTAGCAGATGTGTTAACATATATAATACCTCGATCGGTCACTATATGTGCACTATTATTATCTATGATTGTAGCATCACCGGTGAACACATATTCTTTATCTGATATTGTAAACCCACTTTGAATTTTAGTTATATTTTCCATATTTTTAAGTGTTGTTGTAATATTCTGTTATTCTAACTCCAACAATATTAGAAACGTCTGTTACTCCCTGTGATGAGGTACAAAATTGAAGGTATAATGTATTAGAATTATCAAAGGTAAATGTTGTTGTAGCCGTCTGGGCACTAAAATCTGAACTATATTGAACAGCTGCATTTGCTACTGTTCCACTAGTACCATTTTTATTAAGATCTCTAACATTTTTTATAATGAAATTTCCGATAGCCACATTTCCTCCTGTAGCTAGTAAAGTTGCTCCTACTGTTGGGTCAGCACCTAGTGTTCCACTAGTACCACTTAAATAAACTGCGGATTGAATTGTACCTCCAGAGCCCGAAATTCTAATATTCTTCCAGACCACTTCAATAATCGAATAGTTATAAAGGGTATTTGCAGTTATTGTCTTTTGTAAAGATATTTTAGGAGTAGTTGATCCTGGTCCTGTTATACCAGTACCATTTGCTGTATGGGGAATACCAATTAATCTTGGATTTGGATCGTACCCACTAGTTCCTGCTGATCCATTTTTACCGTCCATTACCGAAGATATAGTGTAGACATTTCCGTCTACTAAACTACCACTAGATACTATAACACCACTTAATGTCAAGCTCTTATACCCAGAAGGTGAAGTGATGCTAATAACATTCCAAACTCCTAATACACTCGTACTATTAACTTGATATAGCTGCAAAGTCACATTATTACCCGCAGCGATAGCAGTAATTATACCACTAAACCATTGTGCATAAGAAGTGGAATTTATATTATTATTACTAATAGAAATAGATGTAATAGACGATATAGTAGTATTATTAGACGAAAACTTAGTAGTTGTTGGATCAGCAGGTGATCCAACAGCCGAATTATAATACCATCTACCGCTATTAGCGCCATCATTACCATCGATTCCTGTTTTACCAGTATTACCACTAGTTCCTGAGGATCCTGAAGTTCCGCTAGATCCTGCTGATCCATTTTTTCCTGAAGATCCGCTAGATCCTGCTGATCCTGATGATCCTGAAGTACCTGAAGTACCTGAAGTTCCTGAAGTTCCTGAAGTTCCACTAGTTCCTGAAGTTCCACTAGTTCCTGCTGATCCTGAAGTTCCACTAGTTCCTGATGATCCTGAAGTACCTGAAGTTCCTGAAGTTCCTGAAGTTCCACTAGTTCCTGAAGTTCCACTAGTTCCTGCTGATCCTGAAGTTCCACTAGTTCCTGCTGATCCTGAAGTTCCGCTAGTTCCTGCTGATCCTGATGTACCACTAGTTCCTGAAGTACCACTGGTTCCTGAAGTTCCGCTAGTTCCTGCTGATCCTGAAGTTCCGCTAGTTCCTGCTGATCCTGAAGTACCTGATGTACCACTAGTTCCTGAAGTTCCACTAGTTCCTGCTGATCCTGAAGTTCCGCTAGTTCCTGCTGATCCTGAAGTACCTGATGTACCACTAGTTCCTGAGGTTCCTGAAGTTCCGCTAGTTCCTGCTGATCCTGAAGTTCCACTAGTTCCTGCTGATCCTGAGGTACCCGATGTACCACTAGTTCCTGAAGTTCCACTAGTTCCTGCTGATCCTGAAGTACCTGCTGATCCATTTTTTCCTGAAGATCCGCTAGATCCTGCTGATCCTGAAGTACCTGAAGTACCTGAAGTACCACTAGTTCCTGCTGATCCTGAACTTCCACTAGTTCCTGAACTTCCACTAGATCCACTTGTTCCTGAAGATCCATTCTTTCCATTAAAGACCCACGAAATAGTATAAGTACTATAGACAGATAAATTCCCACCTCCACTTATAAAATTAAGTCCTATATCCCAATATGAATATGTGTTATTATATGTTATTGATTCAATAGTATAGATTCCAATTATCTGATTATCTCCTACTTGTGTTATTTGTAGATAACCTTTATTACCTGCAGTGTTTAGAGAGTCTAATGAGACAAACCAATCGTAATAATTTATTACGTTACCGGAACTAACATTATGAATCTTAACAGATGAAATTGTTGACATTATTTGTGTATTTGGAACAAAGGTAGCAGAAGGAGGTTGTACAGTATAATTTATCCATCTTCCACTATTTGAACCGTCATTACCATCACCTCCAGGAGCTCCATTTAATCCATTAAATACCCATGAAATAGTGTATGTTTCGTTATCAGCTAAAGTTCCTGAACCGACGAGATAGTCAAGACCTATTACCATTTCAGGAGAATTATCTGTTACGGATGAAACTTGATATAATCCAATTCTATTATTATGTTTTAATTCTGTTATTTGTAAATAAGCAATATGTCCATCATTCACTAAATCTTTTAAAGTCATAAACCAATTATAATAATCAACTGAATTATAATCATATTTGTTAATAGTAACAGTCGTAATAGAACTTATTGTTGTTGAATCTGCTACGAAATCACCAGATCCAACTGGAACAGGTGCAGTATCATCATAAGACCATCTTCCACTATTTGAACCATCATTACCTTGAAGTCCTTGAATTCCTTGAGCTCCTGATGTACCTGATGTTCCGCTAGATCCTGTTTTTCCACTAGATCCTGCTGATCCTGCTGATCCTGAACTACCACTAGTTCCTGAAGTTCCACTAGTTCCACTTGATCCTGATGTTCCGCTAGATCCTGTTTTTCCACTAGATCCTGCTGATCCTGCTGATCCTGAAGTACCCGATGTACCTGATGTACCACTAGTTCCTGAAGTACCACTAGTTCCTGCTGATCCTGAAGTTCCGCTAGTTCCTGCTGATCCTGAAGTACCTGATGTACCACTAGTTCCTGAGGTTCCTGAAGTTCCGCTAGTTCCTGCTGATCCTGAAGTTCCGCTAGTTCCTGCTGATCCTGAAGTACCCGATGTACCACTGGTTCCTGATGTACCACTAGTTCCTGCTGATCCTGAAGTTCCGCTAGTTCCTGCTGATCCTGAAGTACCTGATGTACCACTAGTTCCTGAGGTTCCTGAAGTTCCGCTAGTTCCTGCTGATCCTGAAGTTCCGCTAG